TCAGCTTGCGGTCTCAGCACGCAACCAGGACAGGTACTCGTTACTGCCGCCCGTGATCGGGGTCGCGATGATCTCCGGTGTGTCGTAGGTGTGCACGGCCTTGATGTGCTTCTCCAGATCGGCGTACCGGGCGGCGGTCGTCTTGTAGAGAACGCGCCATTCGGCGTCCGTCTCGATGTTTCCCTGCCACTGATACACGCTTTTGATCGGTCCGTCGATCTGCGCGCACGCGGCGAGGCGTGCCTCGACAGCGGTAGCGGCAAGGTTCTGTGCGCGCTCTTCGCTGTCCGTGGTGGTCAGTACAGCGAGGAATTCGGCGTCGGCCACGGTGCCCCCTCATATCGGCATGGTCGCCGCCGACCGTATCGCAGAACGCAAAGGGCGCCCCGCCACCGGCCTAGGGCCGGCGGCGGGGCGTGGCTGGTCAGCGGGCTGCGGTGGCTTGCCAGACGGTCATGAACAGGCCGATAACGCCGACCAGGGCGGCGATGCTGGTCAGCGGCCACCGTCGGCGTTCGACGGCGTCGAGCCGGTTGTCGAGGTCGGCGAGGCGTCGGTCGGTTTGGTCGGAGCGTTGGACGACGAGGGCGAGGGCGCCGTCGACGCGGGCGAACCCGGCCTCGACGGCGCCGCGGAGTCGTTCGAGTTCGAGGGCGACGTCGCCGGGGTCGTGGTCGGTCACGCGCCGCCCCCGGTGTCCTTCGTGTGGCCGGGGGGTTCGGTGCGCAGCCAGCCGGGGAGTAGGGCCTGAACGCCGGGCAGTGCCATCACGCGGGCGAGGCCGCCGGCGACGGCGAGGGAGCCGGCGACCCATGGCAGGGATGCGGGGATGCCGGAGGCGTCGACGATGGCGGGGAGCAGCACGGCCAGGGCGACGGTGGTCTGCACGATGGTGCGGATGGTGCGCCGGTTGGCGTCGGCCATGGGGGTGTACCTCGTTCTATAGATGGGGGCAGGGGCCCGTCCGCCGTGTGCGGACGGGCGGGGGCGGGTTAGACCTTGGGGACCTTGAGGGCGTCCCACTGGCGGCGGCCGGGCCAGCCGTCGCAGTACGCGGGCGCGTCGCCGAGGCGCTGCTGCCACTTGCGGAAGGACATGCGGTCGGCGGTGGTCCACTGCGGGCCGGGGCCGGAGTCGTAGGCCGAGCAGCCCACTTCGACCAGGCGGCGGCCCATGGCGGTCACGATCGGCGAACGCGGGTAGGACTTGAAGAAGTCGTCCCCGGGGAACGGCTCGTATCGCGGGGTCGGGGCCGGCTTGCCGGGCATCGTGAGGGACTGGCCCGGCTTGATCACATACGGCTCACGCAGCCCGTTCGCCGCCGCGATCTCCTTCCACGGCACGCCATGCGCCCGGCCGATCGCCGACAGGGTGTCGCCGGCCTTGACCGTGTAGGAGCTGCCGCTGCCGCCGTGGTTCAGGCGCCGGTCGATGCGCTCGCGCATGGTGTCCATGGAGAACCCGCGCGGGTCGATCTTGGTGTTCGTCCACTCCTTGTGGCCGATCACGGACGCGGCAGACCAGCTGTAGGCGCGGCACAGGGCGGCGCCGACACGCTCGATCGCGTCGAGCTGGGCCTCGGGCCACGGGTCGGCCCCGTTGCCGAGGTTGACGCACTCGAATCCGTAGAAGTGGGTGTTGCCGTCGGTGTTGTTGGCGGTGGTGGTCGGCAGGGCGCGCTCGGCGGCCACGGCGTTCAGCACGTTGCCGTCGCCGCGGCCGGCGTGGTTGGCGCGGCCGGAGCTGATCAGGTAGACGTCGCCGTTCTTGGCGATCACGCCATGGCACAGCGGGCCGGGCAACTCGGCGTACCCGTCGTGGCACATGCGCACCGACGCATCGGTGCCGCTGCTCACAGTGTGGTGGATCATCACGCCGTTGACCGGGCCCCAACTGCCCTTGTGGTTGCGGTTGTGGGAGCGCCAGTTGCCGTACTCAAGGACGTTGACGCCCTCGGCACGCAGCGCGGCGAGCAGGTGGTCGGCGGACAGGGGAGAAGCCATGTAATGCCTCCAAACGAAGACCCCGCCCGGGACGTCCGGGCGGGGTCGGGTCGGTGGGTGTATGTGGGCGGTAGGGCGTTGAGGAGGTGGTGGTCACACCAACGAGTGACCGTCACCCGTATGGCGCACTGCTGGAGGGGCGCCAGGTGTATCTCTGAACTGCCGCTGCGGAATGGCCGTTGCGGCGTGCGAAGGAGCAGAACGTGAAGAAGCTGAAGAGCGCCGCCGTCGTGGTCGCGGCCGTCGGCGGGATCCTTGTCGCGGGTGGGGGCGTGGCCATGGCCTCCTCCGGTGCGGAAGGGGCGGCGGTCAACAGCCCTGGCGTGGTTTCGGGCAACGTCCTCCAGGTTCCTGTGGAAGTGCCGGTGAATGTCTGCGGCAACACCATCAACGTCGTCGGGCTCCTCAACCCCGAGACCGGCAACACCTGCGTCAACAAGTGACCGAGGTCTGATCACCAGGCAGGAACAGCATCGCGACAACCGGTCTCGGGCCGTCGACCGAGCCGGTTGGGCCGTTTCTTGATGGCCTGGATGTCGCAGGCAGGTTCACCAGCCGCTTTATGCGGTCTGGGCGAGGGCCATCACGGCGGGGTCGAGGCCGACCTCGCCGCTCGCTTGGTCGACGGTCGCCGGCAGCGAGGTATGACCATCGAGGCACCAAGCGCGCTGAAAGGCCGGGCCGAGGAAGAAGTTCGCCGGCGCGCTGGGACTCTCGTTGGGCACGTGCAGGTAATAGAAGTCCGTGGCACTTCCGGCGGACAGCAGGAACGCGGCCCAGTACCGCCCTGGGGGCAGAGTGACGGGTCCCGATAGGGGCACAAGGACAGCGCCGACGTGCTTGTTCCGTGCCCCCGGCGCGGTGCCGGGAAGCTGACCGGCCGCGGGGAGACGGGAGACGGGCCCGGAGGCGGCGACACGCTCTCCCGACTCGGCATAGATGCCCGCATGAAAGCGGGCGGCGGGGACGGTATCGGAACCTGCCCAGCCGCGGGAGAAGAGGGCGACCGCGTTGACGTCAGTGGGCTCGGTGAGGTGAATACCACTGAGGTAGATGCGCCCCCGAACCACGGCCTTGAGGGCGCTCGGGTTGGCTATCGCGGCGGGGTCTACGGACCATGCCTGGAAGCCGAGTGCCTGCGGCGTCCAGACGTTGCGCGCGCCATTTGCCGGGGGGAGCTGCGCAGCGGGCACGCGGCCGTCGGCGTCGAGTTGGGCGACGCCGCGTGCTGCGCCGGCCGCGGTGGTGGGGATCGCGCCGACGTCGGCGGCGTCGAGGGTGATCTCGGCCGCGGTGTGGCCGTTGACGGACTGCACCAGACCAGGGGCGCCATCGCGTCCAGAGGCGCCGGGCGGCCCCTGCTCGCCGCGCTCGCCCGGGGGCCCCGGTTCGCCCTGTGGCCCGGTCTTGCCTTGCGGGCCAGGGACGTTGCTGTCGGCCCCGGGCTGTCCTTGCTCGCCGCGCGGCCCGGGTGGGCCGGTTTCGCCCTGGGGTCCGCGGGGGCCGGTCAGGGAGGCGAGCCAGTCGGCCGGGGCACCTTCGAACCCGGCAGCGACGGCCACCTCGTACGCGGAAGCGCCGCGCACCGGCACGTAGTTCGGTTTGGTGGGGTCGGTCGGTGCGATGTCGGCGAGGTCGACCTCGGGCGACTCGGCGGGCAGCAGAATTTGATACGAGCGGCCGGCCGGGATGCCCGACAGGGACTCGGTCACGGTGTACGACCAGCCGTCGGGGATCATGCCGGGCGCGTCGGTGGCAGGCAGGGTTGCGCTGATCTGTCCCTGTGCGTCGAGGCTGGCGACGACGGGGCCGCCGAGGATGACGTCGGCGGCCGGGAACGTGAGCTGCGCCGGCGCGCGGAACGTCACGGTTCCGGACAGGGGGCGGCCGTCGGGGGAGAGGTAGCGGGCGGTAACGGTGACAGTAGGTATGGATTTGGGGAGCACTGCATTCGTTCCTAGAGAGATTCAGAGATGTAGATCAACGTCATATTGGTTGGCTCGCCCTCTCCCGTCACCCGAGTGGACTAATAGAATATGCGATTCGCATAGACCCTTGGCCACCCTTGAGACGTGTGCGCCATCTCCAGGCGCAGCAAAGGAAGGGGAGTGCCATGTCGGACAGTGACCAGAAAGTTATCGATGCGCTGCAAGAGAACAACAAGGATCTCCGGAAGCAGAGCGAAGAGAAGGATAAACAGATCGAAGAGCTGAAGAAGCAGCTCGAAGAGGCGAGGAAGCAGCAATCAGGTTCGTCCGGGGGCGGGCAGTCGGGTCAGTCGAGTCAGCCGGTCGAAAAGCAGGCAGTCCGACTTACCGCGTCGGGGACGAAGGGCAAAATTTCTACGCTGGGCGGCGGCACTGGCCTGGCAAGGCTCCTGGACAAGGACGGCGAACCAATCGAGGGCGAGACGATCGTATTTCAGGTTGACGGCCGGGAGGTCGGCAGCGGCACAACCGATGGCAATGGTGAAGTGATCGTCTCATCCCCACAGAATCCCGGCGATCCTCAGATGTGGATTCAGGGGCTCGGCAACGGCTACACAGCCGTCTTCAACGGCACCAAGAAATACAAGGGTGCGAGGGCCAACGGTCAAATCGGGGTTAGCATCGCCTGAGACAACAGGTCCTCAGTCGGTGCGGTTCCCGGGCACTGCTCCCAGGCGCTCGCAAGTAGTGGAGCAGCCTGGCCACAGAACGAACAGGCCGCACGGATCCGGCCACGTGCTGGATCCGTGCGGCCAGCGGCCCGAGGACAGGCTGCGTGGTCCCGTCGACCGGGTGACCGGACCACGCAGCCACGCTGTTGCTGGCTCTGGGGACGGCTCCGCGGGTGGAGCACTACCGATATGTGGCTTCTTTGGGGTTGGCGGTGTTGGAACCCCACATGCCCTGACACCACGCAACTGCGGTGCCGGTTCCGGCGGTTCGGCGTGCCTGGATGAGCAGGGTGGCGGTGTCGCCACGGGATAGGCCGTGCGCACTGGGGGTGATGCGTTGCGAGGTGAAGGTCTCTTTGCCGGTGGCGGTGATGGTGTCGTCAAGCTGCGTGAGGTTGCCGCCGTGTTTGAGCATGAGGCGGGCCTCGGCGGTGGTGCCGGCCGGTGCGTAGATCGACCACTGTGCGGCGAGTACGGCGTGCTGGGTCCAGATGGTTCCGGCGTGGGTGGTGGTCCAGTCGGCGGCGGTGACGGCGGCACTGGGGGCGAGGGGGATGGGCACCCACGGTCGGCCGAGGTACCCGTCGGCGTACCCGTCATCCATCACGATCGGGGACGGGTAACCGCCGCGGGCGAACAGCCGGACCATTTGGGCGGCCGTGGTGTCGTTGCCGCCGACCTCCAGGGCGACGCCGGTCCCGTCCTCGCGGGCCATGCTCACGCCGTACCGGCCGGTGGCGAACTGGCCCACCCCGAGCACCTGCGCGCCGCCGGGGGCGCGGACGTCGAGGCTGCCGCCCTCGCCGATCACTACGGCCCCGTGCGTGATCCGGTTCATGGCGGGCCGGGTCTGCGCGCGGCCGGCAAGTTCACGCACCTGCCGTTCAAGGGCGCGGATGCGGTCGAGGAGGTCGAGGGGGACAGCGGCCATTAGGGCGCCTCCAGGAGGAGTTTCGCGGTTTCGGGTCGGCCGCGCTCGGGCGGTGTGATGGCCATGCCGACGACGCGGTATCGCTCGTCGAGGCCATCGGGCCACCACAGATCGCGTATGCGCAGGCGGATGGTGGTGCCGAGCATGGCGGGGGAGAGGGGTGCGCGGCTCATGTGCACGGTGATCTCGGGAATGGTGCGCGGGGCGCGGGCGGTGTCCCAGTCGGCCCGCGCGTGTGCGTCCAGGGTCGGTTTCTCGATCACGGTCGAGTAGTCCGAGGTGCCGTCGAGGCGGGGCCAGCCGGCGGCAATCTGCTCGGTGTCGACCAACAGATCAGACAGGAGCGGGAACGATTCCTCGGCCTGGTTCTGGTTGTCGCTGGCGCCGCGGGACTGCCAGACGTTCGCCTGCCCGGTGGCATCCACGGGCCAGGCGTAGGACATGACCGGGCCCGGGTGATCGAGGACGACTTCGCTCGTGCCGGTCCGGATCACCGGTGACCCAAGCTGAAGCCGCTTGATGCGCCGGCCGCTCTCGGGATCTCGGTAGGCGGCTATGCGCCACTCAAAACCCTTCTCCACCTTGCCGAGTTGGTCGATGAGGTCACGCAGCGAGGGCACGTCGTACCGGCTGTAGACGCGATCACGCGCCATGCCGGACGACTCGGTGCCATACTCGATGCCGATATCGCCACCGGCGCCCTGCTGCGCGTAGTCGATCAACTGACGCACGATGTCGAACTGCTCGACCTGCCGGGCCTCGAAGGTGTCGAGCAGGCGGCGGTGATCGAGGTAGCTGTCGAAGGTGCCGGCCTGGACCTGCATGGACAGAAAGCCGCGGTCGGTGGACTGCACAGAGGCGGTCCACACGATCCCGCCCCACCAGATTTCCCGCCCCCGCTCGATCCACAGGGCCGTGCGGCCAGGAGTGACGGCGGCGCGGACGCGGCCGGCAACGGCGGCGTTGGGTATGGGGATGGTGCCCGATGCCGTGCCGGTCTTGCCGAGGTAGTCGTCGAAACTCACCCCTTGCAGGGGCAGCACGTCGAGTAGCTGGTCGGTCCGCAGGTCACAGAACAAGGCCCGGTAGGGGGCGAACATGCGCACCCCCTTTCGTGCGGGTCAGTCGGTCCACCAGGAGCAGCCGAACGCCAACCAGGAAGACACCGGCCGTTGAAAGGCGGGGGTGATCGTTCCTCGGCCGCTGATCTCGCCGCGGACGACGCCGGCCGGGTAGGTGCTGGTGACGTCGCAGCCGAGCAGCACCTCGGCGTATGAGGTGGGTGACTGGGACGGCCGATAGGCGGCAGGCAGGGTCAGGCCCGGTAGCGGCTGGCTGTCGGCGGGGATGGGGCCGGCGGTGCGTGTGATGCGCCCACGTAGGTGCACCTGCGTGCCTGTCCGCCGGATTTGGAGGGGGTAGGCGTTGCCGGAGAAGCGGGTGTAGCCGGTGGGCAGGGGTAGGTCGGTCCATCCGGTGTCGGCCGGGTAAGGCTGCCACGCCCCGGCCGAGGCGTTCCAGCGTTCCAGGCTGGTGCCGGTGTCGCGGTACTGGCCGTCGTAGGCGCCGGGGAAGTTCAGGCCCCAGCCGCGGGGGATGATCCCGCCGTACGCGGCGGTGTAGCGGCGTCGGTCGGCCAGTGCGGAGCCCCAGGTGATCCCGCCGGTGCCGGCGGACGTGCCGGCCGGGACGGTCACCTCCCACAGCCGCAGCGCGGCCGGCGGCAGGGCGGGGGCGGTCGGGGTTGCCGTGGGGGTGCCTTGGATGACCTCGACGGCGACGGTGGTCTGCTCGCTGGTGTCGTACAGCCCATCGCGGACACGCAGCACGACAGCGTCGATGCGGCCGTACTGCGCGTCGCCGTCGGCCAGCGTCAGCGTCTCCGGCGAGGTCACCACAACCGGGTAGGCGCCTTGGGGCGCGGTGCCCTGGACCAGGGCGCGGCCGGTGCCGATCTGGAGCTGCATAGGCCCCACGCCGGCCGCGGAGAGGGGGTTGCCGCCCGCGACCACCCCCTCACGGGAGGCGAGTTCGGAGGTGGGGGCCATGGTGCCGAGCGGGGCGAGGCGGGTGTCTTCGCGGGTCTGCCCGGTGGGCAGTAGCCATGCGGCGCGCACGGTCACAGGGGATGCTCCTTACCAGTAGGCCGAGCGCCACCGCAGGATCGCGGTAGCGCGAGGGTCGGTGAATCCGGGGGCGGCGCGAAACGCCCACGACGTCACACCGGGCGGCAGGGTGAGGGTCTGCTCGGGGACCGAGCGGGCGGTCGCGGCACTCAGCCTTGAGGCGGTGCCGTTGAGCGTGACGGTGCCGACCGCGGTGTCGACGAGCAGCTCGTCGCCGTCGGCGAGCTTGATGTCGTACTCGATCACGTCGCCCGTCGCGAGGTTGGTGAGGCTAGGCCGGTCAACCGGCCCCCGGAACGTGATGGTCGGGTATGTGTCGGCGGTGCCGTCGTTGGTGGCGGTGGTGGTGCCAGTCGAGCCAGGCGCCCCGAAGTCGACTGGCCAGGCGAGGTGTTCGGGGCCGGGGTCGAGGTGCCAGTCGAGGCCAGGCTCGGCGGCCGGCAGCCGGATCTCGGCGCGCTGCTCGATCAGGCTGTAGCGGCGGGGGTCGCTGGCCTCGAACTGAATCGCCCCACCCGTGACCGTGCCTATGCGATAGCCGGTGTCGACGGGTATGGAGTGCCGCAGACACCGGGCGTAGACCAGCAGCGGCGGCGCGTCGTCGAGGCGCACCACGAGCGGCAGTTCGTCGTCACGCAACGCCAGGTGCGCGCCCACCTCCCTTACAGCCGTGGTCACCGCGCCGGGCGGGGTGCGCAGCACGACCCCGTCGACCGTGATCGTGCGGGGCTGCGCCAGGAGCCGGCCGGGGATCGCCCCGTGTGCGCCGGACCGTGGCACGGTGCCGGAGTCGACGCCGGGGGAGTCCTCCCAGCCGGCGAGCTTTTGCCAGCGCACGGCGGTGCCGGGGCCGAGCAGCAGGTCGCCGTACTGGAGGTGTCCGGGGAGGGTGACCAGATCACCAGCGGACATGGTCACCCCCTGCCCTTCATCTGCCAGGCCAGCGCGGCGGCGAGTTGGTCGGGCCCCTGCCCACCGGCGTGCCAGTTCTCAATGTGAAGCGTCGTCCCCCAACCACCACCCTGCAGAGCGCCGTTGGCGGGGGCTGCGCCGGCGGTGGCGAACTGTGGGGCGGACGGAACGGACACCAGGGACCGCATGGTGCGGTCGACTGCGGGGGCGCCGGACTTGATGCCCTCGACGATGCCTGAGGGAATGTGCCGGCCGATCTGGTCTCGCATGACGCGCGAGGGCGAATGGATCCCCAAAGCTCGCGCGATGGGGCCGGGGATCAGATCCTTTGCCCACCCGGCGAGGGTGCTGGCGAGCCAGGGACCCATGTTCTGGATCCCGTGCCACAGGCCCGTGATCAGGTCGCGGCCCTTGTTGTAGAGCATGGATCCGAAGTCGCCGAAGTACCCGACGATGCGCCCAGGCAGGCCGCGGACCCAGTCGAGCATTTCGCCGGCCTTGCGCTTCGTACCGTCCTTGATCTCCGACCAGTGCCGGATGATCAGCCCGACGAGCGTCCACTTCAGGAAGAAGTCGAGCATGCGCTGCGGCAGTGCCTTGACCCAGTCGACGATCGCGTTCCAGACCCGGACGGTGCCGGCCTTGATGTCGTCCCAGTGCTTGATGATCAGACCGACGAGGGTGAAGTTCAGGAACAGGTCCAGCAGCCACTGACCGACTGACTTGATCTTGTTCCAGACCCACTCCCAGGCGGCGGCCGTGGCGCTCTTGATCGCGTCCCACTTGGCGACGATGAGCGCGACCAAGCCGACAACGGCGGTGATGATCCAATCAACGGGGCCCATGGCCATCACCCAGGTAGCAGCCATCCGCGCCGCTTGAATGAGGCTCTGCGCGCCCATGAGGACCCATGCCCCCACCACGCGCGCACCGGCAGCGACGGCGGCGCCGCCCTGCGCCACCCAACCGGCAAGAATGGTGGCGTTGGTGACCACGAACCGACCAGCAGCGGTAACGCTGGCGGCGGTCTGCGTGGCCCAGCTCATCACCACCGCCGCGCCCGTGATGCCGGCCTGCGCGGCAAGGGTGATCAGGGTGGGCAGCATGAGCGTGGTGATCACGCCGGCCGCGATGCCAAGGGCGGTGGAGTGCTCGGAAATGAAGCTGCTGGCGGTCTTGAACGCACGGCCGAGGCCGCCGTCGCCGAGCCAGTTCACGAGCTTCTCAATCGCCGGAACCACGTAGGTGCCGAGTACCTCGACGACCCCCTGCATCAACTTGCGTTTGAACGCCTCGACTTTGGTCGCGGCGTTGTCGCGCATGGCGTTGCCCGCACCGTCGGCGGCGCCCTTGACGTCCCCCAATGCCTTGACTGCACTGGACGGATCCAGGGAGTACAGCGCCTTTCCGAGGTCTTCGGCCTTGGTGCCGAACAGCTCGGTTGCGATGGCGTTCTGCTCGGTGGGGTTTTTGACGGCCCGCAAGGCGTCGAGGGTCTTGTCGAGGGCGCCGGTCGCGCTGCTGCCGCCCTTGCCGATGGCGGCGAACATCTTGTCGGCGTTGAGGTGGAGTTTCTCGAATCCGCCCCGGACCTTGTCCGATCCGGCTACGGCCTCGATGGAGAACTCTTTGATGGTGTCGGCGACGACGTCCGCATCGCGGGCGCCGCCCTTGAGGCCCTGCTGAATGAGCCCCATCGCCTGCTGCCCGGACAGGCCCATGTTCCGGAACTGGGTGCTGTACTCCGTGAACGTGTCGAGCAGATCCTCGGCCGCGTTGCCCCAGCGCTGCGTACCGCGCACGAGCACGTCCATCGCCTCATCGGCGCTCTTGGCCAGGCCGGTACGCATCATCTGGCCCACGGACCGGGTGACGGCGGATACGTCCTCACCCATCACCGAGGCCGTATCGGCAACCCGCTTGCCCATGGTGGTGATCTGCTGCTCAGTCGCCTCCGGCGGCAGCAGACCAGCCCGCGCAATGCCCTTGATCGCCTCGGCACCGTCCTGGACGCTGTCGACAATCGCCCCGGAATACAGCGCACCCGCGGCCTTGCCGTACTTCGCGGCGGCCGGCCCGCTGGCGCCGAGCTGCGCCTGCAACTGGCCGGGGATCTTGGCCTGTTCGAGGGCCTCGCCGATCCCGCCGACCAGCGCGGTACCGATGGCCAGGCCGACCGCGGCGGCGGCGAGCTTCTTCAGCCCCTTCTGTATCGCCTCGGCCGCGCGGTTGCCGCCCCGGTCGGCGCCCTGCTCGACGCCGTCGCCGAGCTGGTTGCCGGCCTGGCGTCCGGAGCGGTCTGCGCTGGCGGTCATGCGGTCGCCGCCGGCGCGCAGTGCGGCCTCGGCCCGCTGTACGCCCGTGCGGGCGCCGGAGTCGTCGACGGTGATGGTGGCTGCGAGTTCGCCGACGCGGAGGGCCACGGCGCATCACCTCCGGACGGTCGTGCCTCCCGGGGGTGCGGGGGCGGCGGGCGGGGGTGTGAGCACGCGGGCGAGGCGGGACTCGGCGGAGAGGAGGGCGAGGATGCGCACGCGCAGCCAGCGCCAGGACCGGGCGCGCAGTAGCGCCCGGTCGCCGAGGTCAACGCCGTAAATCTCGTGCAGATCGGCCTCGATCAGCGGCCAGTGACCGAGGATCGTGGGCCAGGTCAGCGCGGGCGGTTGCCCTTGCCCCGGGCGCGGGCGGGGGGTGCCTTCGGGCCACTCGTACCACTCGTAGAGCCCCGACTCGGGGTCGACTTCGCCGCGCCCGATCGGGCCCGGCGCGTCTCCCGGTTCGGGGCCGCTCGATTTGGGTCGCCGCCTGCATTCCAGAACTTCTCGGCGGCGGTTTTGTCTTGCGTGATCCACACCATGGCGGTCAGGGCGGCGTGTTTGAGGGCGGGCCAGGGCACGGCGTCGGCGACCATCTGCGCGTGCGCGCTGCCGAGCACGTCGGCATACGGGTCACGCTCGGCGGCGTCCCCGAGCACCTGCTCGTCGACGCGCCCGCCGTCGGCCGCCACCGCCGCAGCGTTCAGCAGCGCCTGCGTGCGCAGCCCTACCTCGGCGGACGGGGCCGGGACGGTGTACGTCTTGCCGCGGACGGGGAGCTGAATCGTTTCGTCGAGTAGCTCGTCGAGTGCCTCGAATCCCACTACGCATCACCGTCTTTCTTGTTCACGGGCGGTGTGTCGGCGACAGGGTTGGGGATCTCCGTAAGCGGCCCGCTCCCGGTAAGCGTCACCTTGATCGTGTCGACCTCATCCGGCCCACCGCCCTCGGGCTCCCAAGTGACCAGGGCCGACCCCTGCTGCGCGTCCGGAGCGCCGTTGCGGTCGTAGTAGCGCACGCGGACGTAGGAGGCGGCGCCGAACGACATGGACGCCCGCCGGAGGGCTTCCTGTGCGGCGTTGAACCGGCCGGTGGTCGGGTGGGCGCGGTGGGCGAGGGTGACCTCGACCGACCACGCGAGCATGGTCACGGCCTGCTCCGACCAGCCCTCGGCGTCGTAGGTGGTCACGTCCTGCTGCGTGGGTTCGATCTTGGGGGTGAACTCGGTGATCCCGGGGACCAGGATCCACGCGGGGGTGCCGTCCTTGGCCATGTCCAGCTCCAGCCGGTAGCGGCGGGCCAGTGCGGTCACGGTCTCGGCCGGCGGCGTCGGGGTTGCCATCGTGGCGCCTCCTATTCGAGGTGTCGGGCCGCGCGGTGGGCGCGGGCGTAGTAGTTGCTGCTGCGCTCCATACGGCCGGCAGAGTCCGCTCCGATCGGCGCGGCCGAGACGCGATAGAGAAGCTGCACGCGGGCCGCGCCCCAGGTGTGGGGGCCGGATCCGTGCAGTACGTCGAGCACCGCGTCGTCGAGCACGTCGACCTCGCGCGGGTCGGGGCCGGCCCGGGTGCGGATCTGAATGCCGGTGGTGGTGTCGGTGAGCGCGGGGGAGTCGGTCACCGGGTAGGCAGACAGGCAGATCACGCGATCCGGCGCTGGCGGCATGGTGGCGACGGTGATGGCGGTATCGCCCGGCCCGTACAGCCCGTCGGGGCGGTAGGTGCCGACCCCGGCGGAGTCGAGGAGGCGGGCGAGCCCGTCGAGGAGGTCGGCGGTGTAGCTCATGAGCGCAGCGCCCGCCGAACCTGTGCAGCGATCAACGCCTGAACCGTGGCGGCCGACTCAGGCAGCACGGATTCCAGATACTTCGCCGAGCGGCCCGGGGAGTGCCGGGCGTTGAGATCCTCGTGCACCCGGCGGGCGTACGAGGTGTCGTAGGAGACAGCGGCGGTGAGCTGCTGCTCATCGATGTTGGCGGCGCCGGAGCGTTCGAGGGTGCCCTCGGCAATCGGTACCCGCTGACGGCTCGCCTGTAGGACGTGTTCGGCGCCGAGCAGCGCGCCACGGGCGGCGGCCTGTTGGATGGCGGCGGTTGCGGTCTGGCGGTCCCAGCGTAGCCGTGCCCGCTGTTCGTTCATTTCTAACTCGCCTCCAATTGCGCTCCGTTGTTCCTTTCCGGATGCGTGGGCCCTGTAGGCTGTTGCGCGCCTGATCCATCGCCCGCAGCGTCCGGCCACGACGTGGCCGGAGGCCCCGTAGTGCGGGGCGCCCTTCGGCGATAGGAGACGGCACGTGAAAGAGCGACGCGGACGCGCGCCCGAGGATCTGCCCAAGTGGGTTCGATCAGCGGTTGCGATCTTGGGTGCACTGGTCCCGTTCGCATGGTGTGTGGTGACGCTCATGCGCTAGTTGGCGCACTGAGGGTGGATGCCGGTGATCGGACCTTGAGTTAGGTCCGGCTGCTGATTGGTCAGCCGGACCCACCCCAACCTCACACCAGGGCCGAGACGCCCCGGTGCCAGCCGGGGCTCTTGGCCCGCTTTCATGTGTGGGCCCTGGACGCCGTACACGCTGTGTACGGTGCCCCGCTCTCCTACCCTGCGTAACGCCCCGTCATCAGGTACTATGTCCAGTTTGCGGAGGGCGCTCGAACCGGACATTGCCCGCTTTTGGGGCTGATTGCCGTACACGCTGTGCACGATGCAGGTGGCACAACCATAGCAACTATCAAGTCTTAAGAGTCAGAGATGACTCCCGATCAGGTATGAGTCAGAGATGACTCTCGATCAAGTCTCAACAGATCAGAGATAAGCCACGATCTAGGCAAGACAATGTCTATGGAACTTAGGAGATCACTACGGAACCACAGAAGAACTACGGACCGAAGAAGAAGTTCTGAGTGCGAGAAGAGCGAAGCATCTACATCGAGTTGACATCGGATCCTCCCATGTTGCTACCCAGAAAAATCCGCAACTCAGGTGTGGTTGGTTCCCGGACTCATTCGCAACTCACCTCCGTACAGGTCGGAACGGGCAGGCCGGGGGCGGTGTGCCGAGCCACGGTGAGCGCGGTGGTGGTGCGCCCGTCGGGCAGGGTGACCTGACTTCCGGGTGGGCAGTCGAGCGTCGGCCCGGCAATCACGGTCGCCGTTGCCGTGACCTGCCGACCATCGGCGGTGCGCACCATGCGCGGGGCGTCGTCCACCAGGGCGCGGACGTTGGGGATGGCGTGGCGGTACTGCGGCCCGTAGGCGCCCTCGCCGGCGTACGGCTCAACGGTGATGCGGTGGCGCAGCAGCACCGCCGGTACCTGGGTCACCATGTCTCCATACCACCCCCGGCTCCAGCCCGGCCCGGCGCAGGGCGCGGGCGGCGCGCGGGGCCAGCTCGACACCGCCGGCGCCCGGCGGCTGCCCGGACCGACCGGACAGGGACACCGGCCCGATGGACACGGAGTCCCAGATCCCGCCAGCGCCGGTGCCGTCGTCGCCGGTGGCGAGCCAGTGCTCGACCTGCGCGCACACGGCATCGGCCAGAGTGGCGCGCACCCGGGCGTCGAGCGGGTCGCCGTCCACGTCGACCGCGTATACGGCCGTAAGCAGGGCACTGTCGATGTCCTCGGAGGCGCGGGTGAGCAGCCGCTCGGCGCCGTCCGGGGCGGGCTCGCCGAGGTAGGCGGCGAGCTGCTCGGGGGTGGCGTACAGGCGGCGCAACATCACTCCCCCCGCGTCGCGGCCGGGTTGACCTGGATGCCGCGCCACACCGCCGCGCCCTTGGTCGTCTTCAGCGCGACGGCGACCGGGCCGAGTTCGACCTCGCCGCGCTTGACGGCGCCGGCGGTGGAGAAGTCCGGAAGCCACTGGCGCACCAAGCCGCCGCCGACGGTCGAGACACCGTGGAAGGCATCCAGGCCCAGGCGCACGGCGTACAGGTCGGTGGTGCCGGTCTTGGCGTCGATGCCGATCACCGGATCTGCGCTGCCGGCCTTGGCGCCCAGGTCGATGAACGGAATCCCGTTGTACGACTCGACCGTCTGCCCGAACGCGTTCTCGGCGCGGCTGTAGTAGCCGGCCCGGCGCGCAAGGCTGCGGATACGGGCGATGGTCTTCTTGTTGCCGAGCAGCGCGCTCGGGGTGTCGTCGAGCTGGCCGAGGAACTCATCGACGCCATCGAGCGCGTCGAGCGCGTGGTACTGATCAGCGGGCTTCGACCAGTCGACCGCGGTTTTGAACTCGGTCGAGCTGCCGGTGAGGATCTTCGACAATCCCTCGAACCCGGTAGCCGTCGAGGTGTTGCGGATGCCGTTTATGACCTGATCCGAGAAGAACGCCCGCGCGCTCTTGATCGTCTGCCCCATCTGAAACGCCACTTCATTGGTGGCGGCCGGGCCCAGGTTGGACAGAACTCGATCGATCTCGAAGGCACCGCCGAGCACGGACAGGTCTACGGTCGCGCGGGTGCGCTTGGCCCGGTCGACGCTGTACTCGGTGTTCATCGGACGGAAGTTGGCGCCGCGCTCGGAGACCAGGCGGGTGTAGCCGTAGGTGAGCGTGGCGCCGCCGCCGGCGGGGTTCACGACGTCGTCGAAGGTCAGGTTGTCCAGCAGCCAACTTGACTTGCGGAACTCGTCGATGACCTTTAGGTCGATGTCATCCTGCGTGTTCTGTGCGGCGTCGGCGAGGGTGATAGCCATGGTGGATTCTCCAGGGGGTTAAGGGCTCAGGCGGGCGGCGATGGCGTCGCGGAGGGTGGCCGGCTTGGTGGGCGCAGCCGGAGCGCCGTTGAACTCCGCACCACCGCGGCCGGGGACGGCCGGGGTCGCGCGGTACAGGTCCGGATCGGCCTCGACCGCGGCCCGGATCGCGGCGACGAGCTGCTCGTCGAACTTCCCGTCGGCAGGGTCGAGTTCGTCGACCGTGTCGAGGAACGACCGGCTGTTCAGTAGCCGGTCGGCGCGGGCGCCGTGGTCGGCGGCGGCCTTGTAGGCGGCCAGTTCCACGCGCGCCGTGCGCAGCTCGGCGGCGGCCCGGTCGAGCTGCTTGTCGCGCTCGGCAACCGTGGCAGCCAGCGCGGCCGGATCCTGCTCGCCTCGGTCGCCGTCGGGATTGAGTGCCTTGGTCACCGCGTCGAGGGCGGCCCGCAGCTCGTCGCGCTCGGCGGCGGCCTGCTCGGCGCGCACCGTGGCGTCTGCGAGCTGCTGCTCGGCGGCCGGGGCCGGCGTCGACGCGACGGGGGCGGACGGCGTCTCTGGGGCCGGGGTGCCGGTGGTCGGCGTGGCCTCGGCGGTAGGTGTGGTGGCGTCGGACATGGGTGTCGGGTCCTTCGTGGTGGTGTGCAGGCATGACAAAGGGCCCGCCATCGGCGGGCCCTTCAGGTCGGTTGGTGCAGCAGTGCCTACTCGGCGGCCTGCTCCTGGTCGTGCTGCTCGTCGGGCAGCCGCATCGTCTTCGCGTAGCCGCGCACCCATGCCGAGCGGCGCAGGTCTCCAGACGGGAAGGGGCAGGCGGTTACCGGGTCGCCGGATCGGCCAGCCGCCGCACCCGCGTTGATTGCGCGGACGAGATCACCCCTGGTGCCCATACGCCCCTCCTTACAGCCGGTTCTGCCGGTCGTTGCGGGAGTGCCGCGCGGTCTGTGCGGCGGCGTCCCGGACGCCGGTGATCTGCTCGGTGTACTCGGTCAGCGTAGTGCGCGGGTGGGTCTCCCACCAGCGAATCAGGTCCTCCGACGCACGCGCATACGCCACGTGTGCGGGGCCGGTGAACAGCGATCGGGGGTCGATGCCGTCGGCCTCGGCCCGCCGGTTGAGCAGGTGCCCGCGCAGCTCGGTCTCGGCCTCCAGCCATTGAGCCGCGATGTGCTCTCGGTACATCTCGCGTATCTGCTCGCGGGAGTAGGCCGAGCGTTGCGCCGCGGCGGCGTCCTCACGCTCAGCGACCCATCGCTCGGTGGCGGACATGCCCGCGTACCGGTCGTCGTCGAGCGCGAGGTGCGCCCAGTCGTCCGGGTCGGCGGCCGGTGCGAGGGCCTCGTCGACGGCGGCCCGGTCAGCGAGCTGTCCCTCGACGGTGTGCGTGCCGGCGGCCTCGGCCGGCGGGGCGGGCGGGTGCCGGCGGTCGAGTTCGTCGGCGATCCTCTCGACATCGCCCTCGCGGCCGTAGCGGATGGCCCAGCCGAGGACGTCGTCGCCCAGGCCGGACAGATCGGCGGCCAGGTGACCACCGGGGAACACGGTCCGCAGCAGGTCGCGGCGGTCCGCCTCGGCAGCCAGCGCGCCCAGCTCCCCGGCGTCCGCGCCACGGGCACGGCGGGCGAGCTGCGCGTCGGACAGACCGATCAAGTCAGTGCGGGCGCCAGGTAGGCCGGCGGCCACGTCGCGGCGGTCCATCTTGGCAGCCACCCGCAGCACGTCGTCGTCGCCCAGGCGCGGCAGTGCACGGGCGAGTTCGGAGTCACCGAACGCGGTCAGATCCTCGGCGAGGCGCCCGTGCGGACGGACACGGTCGAGCAGCTCGTGCTCATCGCGCCGGTCGGCCTCGGCCTCGATCCGGCCGCGGTCGCGCTCGTCCAGGTGCCCGGAGCCGTGCGCGACGGCGAGCTGCTCGTCGGCCATCTCCGGCAGAGTCCGCTCGTCGCCGGCGCGCACACGGGCGGCCTCGACAGCTTCCTGCGGCGGACGCGGCGCGGTACTGGGAAGGTTCCCGGCGCCAGGCTGTTCCCGGTACCGCTTACGGATCAACTCAGGGTGTTCGGCGAGGTGTTCGCGCTGCTTCTTCTGCCACTGCCGCACCTTAGCCTCGGCCGCCCGCTTTCCCTCGGGCGTGGTCGAGGCGGCAGCGCGGTTCTTCCACTTCCGGATACCCCGCTCGATCGCGCGCTGCCGCTGCGTAGCCTCGTACCCGTCGGGGTCGGTGGAGTGCTCGACCGGCGCCCCGGTCACCCCAGGCAGGTAGGCACTGGTGGAGTGCCGGCAGTTGGGGTGTTGGAACCCGGCGCGGCGTGCTTCGTCGAGGGATCCGGCGACCTGTACGCGGACTCTACGGCCGTCCTCGACGGCGTGCTCGACTTCGAGCGTACGGGCCCCGTCGGGGCCGTCCAGGGTCAGCACCTTGCCCTCGTAGGGGCGGCACAGCGGGCACTCGTGCGGCGCGTTGGAGACGATCACCAGGGATACGCCGGCGGCGCGGATGCGGTCGCCGTGTGCCTCGACAGCGGCGCGCCCCAGACTGGTGCGCACGGCCATTTCGGCGTACGAGGTCATCGACCACGCGCGCCCGCTCTTGTCGACGAACGTCCTCAGGCCCCGGTCGGCAAACCGCACCATCGCGCGTTGGGTGGCCTGCCGGCGGGTGTCGATGCCGAGCAGGGGTGTAGCGGATACCTCGGCAACCACCTGGCGGTAACCGTCCTCGACGCCGCGGAGAATGCCGCGGTGCGTGGCGGTGACGCGGTCGACGGTCTCGTGCGCCAGCCGGTCAACGGCGCGCCCGTTCGGGGTGCTTTCGGCAATCCGCCGGGCGTCGTTGTCGTGCAGCGCGCCGAGTTCAGCCAGTCCCGCGCGGGCACCGGTGTTGTACGCCTCGGCGATCACGTCGAACACGTCCAGCGTCATGGCCTTGCCGAGTTCGTCGACGACGCTCTGCGCGGCCCGCCGCAACGGCTGAATGTCGTGCAGCTTGGCAACCGCCCACCCGGGCGCCTCCAGGCCGGCGGCGAGCTGTCGGGCGACGATGCCCAGCAGCCGCGCCTCGGCGTCCGCGTACAGGTCGCGCACACCGGCCGACAGATCCTCAACCATGCCCGGGTGGAACGGCATTGCTGATGCCTCCTAGTCCCCAATTTCCAGCGAACGAGCAGCGAAAATCAGCCAGACTTTGAAGCCCGTTACCTGCGGTAAGCGCGAATTGGTCTACCTGCTGAACAGCAGTGGTTGCGCTATCGAGGAGATCCCGGCCGAGAGCGGCCGGTGGGAGCGACGAGGTAAGTTCGCCGAACCTAATGTCGGGGCATGAACACTGCTCTCGGCGCTGTCAGCGCAACCTTCATGTCTCTTACGCTCGTTGCACTTGCCCACCCGAACGCCACCATCCGTGCCCGCGCCGAGCGCTTGTTGCGCTTGCTGTTCCGAGCACGGTGATGCCTGATCAGACGAGTGTCCCGGCCTGCATGGGGTCGGGCACGGCGTCGCCGGTCTCGGTGAGGATGCGCTCGACCTCGGCCCGCACGGCGTCGTCGTCCCAATCCGGATGCAAGATTCGCACCTTGGCGTCGGTGCTCACGGCCTGCGCCTGCTGGAGCAGGGACAGGGTTTGCGCGACGCTCTGCGGGTCCTCGCTGACGGAGTCTCCAAACACAATCACCGGCCGCTCCGGTGCCAGTGCCGGGGCGTAGAGGGCCTGGTCAAGGCGCAGCATCACGAGCAGCATGTCGGCCAGCGCCGGAGCCCAGTAACGCGACTTCTTGTCCCGCGTGATCATCGACCGGCGCTCACGGGCAGTGACCTCGGTTGCCGTGGCGGCGGTCGAGTCGCCCAGGCCGAAGGACTGCGCGGAGTATCCGGCAAGCTGTACGGCCTGCCGCATGATTGCGTCGGCCGTCTGCTGGTGCTCGGCAACCCGGATGGCGAACTGAGACAGGGTGATCCCTGCCGCGTTGTTGTCGCCTGGCGGGATGCTGAGCGCCTGCCAGATTTCCCGGTCATCGTCGAAGGATGCGCCGCGGCCGGGGCCGTGGTCGCGCAGGTAGCCGTCGGGCACGATCAACCGGGCGCGGGCGAGGCGGATATCGCGCAGCCACGAAGACCATGTCTCGTCGAGTGCGTCGAACAGGTCGTGTGCGCTTTGGTAGTCGCTGCGGCCGAACGGTGATCCGCGGTGCCTGCGGTTGGGGCGGATGTTGGGGACGTAGGCGGCGGTGAGCTGGTCGAGGCCGGTCTCGATTGTGTCGCCCTCGGAGCTGAGGGAGTCGGCGAGCGGTGCTGTCTCGGGGTGTTCCGTGAGGGGTGTCCGCGTGCCGAGGCTGTCGGTGGTGCCCTGGTAGAGGCCGTGCAGGATGCGCCCGACTTCGTGTCGCTCCAAGTGGCGCCAGACCGTGGAGCCGTCCGTGGACAGCTCGCGCCAGAAGGTGACGGTGGCGAGCTGTCCCCAGCGGAATTCCGGTATGGCGCAGTCGGCATGCACGGCCGTCAGCAGCGGCCGGGCAGCGTGGGAGGCATCCCACGTTACGCGCAGGTACACCCCACCAAGTGCGGCAGCCACTTCGGCCGCTTCAAGCAACGTGTTTGCAATGCCGCTGGCCTCGGTGATCTCGTCGAGCCGGGCCTGCGTCGCCGGGTCTGCCACGGTGAACGTCGGCGGCTCGGAGAACAGCAGGTCCGCGCTTGTGGTCGCGATGTCGGCGGGGAGCGGAACATGCAGTCGCGTGTCGCGCCGGCCGGGCTGCGGGTGACGGTGGCGCGCCCACAGTCGGCGGCGGCCGTCCTCACGGCTCTGGTGATGCTGGTAAATGTCAGCGAGGTGTCGTCGGTCGCCGGAGTACCAGGCGTCGTCGACGCGCAGCTCGTTGTAGAGGGGCGCGAGGTCGGGAGGCGGCCACATGGCGTTGTTGTCGGGCAGCGGCACGGAACGCCCCCTTTCTTCCGAGTAGTGCCGATGAGTGTTCGAGACGGCGTCAACGGGGCGGCCCAATCGGGCGTTGTTACCGGGCCCACGTGCAGTTCAGGCGTCGCCGAGGTTGACCGGGCTCTGCGGTTCACGGTTCGCTCAGTGCGCAACTATGCGTCGTACAGGACGAGTTGTCTGGTTGGAGGCGGCATGCAGAGAGCTATTAGGTGGTTTGCGCTACTGGTCTTCGCCATTGCCTTCTTGTGGGCTCTAATCGAGGGGCCGTGGTGGTTCGACGGCGAAGTCTTGCGTAATCACCGAGATTTGCAGGCGGCGGACGGAGTCGTGATTACAGGATTCCGTGCCGCGTTGGTAGCGGCAGTTGGTGGCGCGGTGGCTGTTCTTACCTTCCTGCACACTAGAAGGAAGGACCGAGAAGAAACCGAACTAGCGCGCGACGGGAAAGCGACGGACCGCTACATGGAAGCGGTGAAACTTCTTGCTTCCTCCGACAGTGTTGTGACTAGATTAGGGGGAATTTATGCGCTGGAACGGATCATGTATGACTCCGAGAAGGATAGGGAGACTGCTATTGAAGTGCTAACGGGGTTCATTAGGGCTCATGTCGCAGTGCCCGCAGCGGTGGAAGATCCCGAAGGTCGCGTAGCCGATGATCTGCAGATAGCGATTGACGTGATCGGCCGGAGGCCCGACAAGGGGATCCATCAGCATGAGAACATCCTGGTCGCCTATAAGCAGGATCCGAACTGGCGTCCGATGGTGACGCTCAACTTGCAGGGAGCTCGGCTATCACGGGTTCGCCTAGTGAAGGCCCTTCTGCATCAGGCCAACCTGTGTGGCGCTGAGTTGCTGCATGCGGACTTCAGTTACGCAAAATGCGTAGAAGCTGAATTTCGTGGTGCGCAGGCGCAGGGCGCTGACTTCTCCGGAGCTGATCTGTCCCTCGCTGATTTTTCCGGTGCTGATTTGAGTGGCGCTGATTTTAGTGGGGCCCGTTTGTTGGGTGCCATTTTCTGTATGGCGCGCCTGGATGGGGCGACGTTCTCGGACTACGCAAATCTCAACCCGAGACTATTCGTGGGTGCGTCCATGGTTAGCGTAAAAGGGCTACCTGTCGAGCAACGAGCGTCCCTCAAGGAATTCGTGGTCGAGATCGATTGAGGCACCCGCCTGGCGTAGCTCAGTCGTAGATTCCATAAGGTGGCTTGAGGTGACGGCTCGGCGTTTATGTGGCCTGAACCAGTCCTCGCCACTCATGCACGGTCGAATGGGTCACGTACCGCAGCGCGTCGCACGAGTGGTCGTCGCGCTTGAGGGGGCGATCTTCGCCACGGTCCGACGCCGCGGGGTCCCATGAGTAGCCCGGGAGTTCAGCCAGCAGGCCGGAGCATGAGGAGTGGACGCGCAGCAGGCCAGAGTCGAGCGCGGTCGACACGGACCGGATGCCGTCGAGGACTTCGTTCCGGGCACGTGCGATGCCGGGATGGCCGTCCGTCCACAACTGTGTGGAAAAGCTCGCGGCGCTCGGGTCGACGAACGTCCACTCTGGCTCGACCTGCTGCTCGGCCAGCCATCGACGGATGGCGGCGCTGTACTGCGCGTCGGTCATCTGGCGGCGGGTCTGCCGGGAGTCATGGCGCCACTCGGCGACCGCGTACAGCCGGTCGTCGTCGCCCAGGCCGAGCAGCACGGCCGAAGTGGCGTTGGTGGTGCCGTAGTCGATGCCGAGCCAAAGTCGGCGCATCGCGGGCAGGGAGTCGACGACGTGCTGCTGCTCGTCCCACATGTCGTAGACGGCGCCTTCGGCGACGCACCATGCGCCGTCGATCATGCGTCGTTTCCACAGCCCGACGTACTCGGCGGCGAGCGATGCGACGTAGGCGCGGGACAAGCTCGGGTTGTCGTCGAGGCGGAAGTGCCATGACTTCAGGTCGAGTTCAGCCTCGCGGTCGAGATAGCCCGTCTTGAGCCAATGCCGCGGACCGTCCGGGTTGGTGGTTGCTAACCCTCGCTGTCAACCCCTCGGTACTGGCGCCGCATCAGAGCGACCGTCGATGCGCCCTGCCCGGTGTGGTGAGGAAGTGCGCAGCCCGCACGCCAGACGGCCCGCCCCCGAGTGTGCGTGGAAGCGGGCCGTATGTGTATCCCGGCCCGATCGGCGCGGGTACCGTTTCGAGTGGTGAAGTCGAAACGGAGTCCAGTATGCCCAATCATGCCGACGAGAGCATCGGGGCGAGGATCGCCTCTTACCGGAACCTCGCGGGCTACACCCAGCGTGAGTTCGCCGAGCACTCCCACCTCTCCCTAGGGAACATCCGCAAGGTTGAACGGGGCGAGCGCCTGCCCACTCACGGCTTTCTCGCCACCGCAGCCCGAACACTTGCTGTGAGCGTGGAAGAGCTGACCGGCCAGCCCTACCGCGGACAGCAACGATCTGACGAGAAGGCGCACGCTCCCATCGTTGCCATCCGGACTGTGGTGCGTGCATTCGATCTTCCTCCGGAGTGGCGAACCACGCCGCGCCCTCTGGCGGACATTGCTGGTGACCTTGAGGAGGCCACCCGGCACCGTGCAGCGGCCCGGTACACCCGTCTCGGCCTGGCACTGCCAGAACTGCTGGAAGAATTGACGGCCGCGGTGCATTTGCTGGAAGGCGATAGGAAGCGCCAGGCCGCGAAGATGTTGGCTTCCGCTTACTACATGGCGCACTGCCTTGCCTACCGGCTCGGATATGCGGACCTCGCCGGGCAGTTGGATGACCGGCAGCGTTGGGCAGCAGGCATGTCGGCCGATCCGTTGACGGTTGCGCTCTCCCAGTGGTCACGAGCCGGCGGTTTCCAAGCTGCCCGCGAGTACGGCGCCGGGCTCCGGCTCTTGGCTCATGCTCGCGACCAACTCACCGAAGAGGCGGGCACATCCTCGTCGTCTGTGGTGACGTTGCTGGGCAGCCTGCGCCTACGCGAGGCCACGCTCGCTTCCCGTGCCCGAGACGAGCAGGCCACAGAACACCACCTCACCGAGGCTTCCCGGCTCGCCGAACAGATCCCCGACCAAACAGACCGGGTGCGCTACCACCTCACGTTTGGCCCGGCGAACGTCGCCGTACACGACATCGCCGCGCAGGTCGAACTCAAGAACGCCGATGAGGCCGCGAAGAGGGCGAGTGCTTTGCGTCTGCCCCCGTCGCTACCGCGCACCCGCCGGGGACATCACCACATCGACGCCGCGCGCGCCTTCCTTGCCGTCGGCGATCGGGACAAGGCCCTGACAGCATTGCAGGATGCCCGCCAAGTGGCACCTCAACAGACCCGCTATCACCCCATGGCCCGCGAGGCGGTACGGCTCCTCGCCCAGCAGTACCGCCGTGTTGGCCAGGACGTACGGACGCTCGCCGCATGGATGGGTCAAGCAGTGGCCTGACGGGGCGGCAAGTCACTGTCAAGCTGATCAGCAGTCAGGAAGTACCCCGGCATGGGGTACTTCCTTTGTTTTGCAGTGAGCATCCTGTGACTGTCGGTCGCCGCAGCATTCCGGCTCGCGATCCGCAGCCTCCCTGCTGGATAGCTGCGGCGGCTGGCTGGCCCATCCTGTACCGATCTGCGTAAGGGCGGGCTTGCACTCCGATTGACCACCGGACGGAGACAGTCGTGATCAGTCACATCACGTTGGATCGGAAAGACGTCTCGTACGACCACTGCGAGGGCCGCGCGACGTTCGCGGTAACGGTGCATCACCGGGACGGCCGCACCGAGCCCAGCGTCCTCAAGGTGGAGCCGGGACAGGTGGAGGTGTACGCGCTCCAACTTGGAAGGGCGATTGACAAGAGGAAGGCCGCCAAGGAGACGGCCTGCCGATGAGCGGGCGGCACGCGAAACCGGATCGGATGTGGCCGCCGTTCGCTGGCCTGGCGCTCGTTGCTGCTGGTATCGGTACCGCGGTCATCACCGGTTGCGTAGACGCCCACGGCGCGCCCGCCCCGGCCAAGATCGAGCAGTCCGACGCCCCGGTCGAACAGGCCGCGTCCAACACCGTTGACGGAGTGATGGACGGCGCCGCGCCGCACATGGTCCGTTGGAGGCGCGGTGATGCGCCTTGATTGGTCTGTGCCGCGCGAAACCGTCGCCAACGTTCTCGCGGCTGGCGGCTCGTTGGATTACCGCTCACGTCCCCGTCTGCGGACCCATGCCGCTGTCCTGGTGCCCATCGTCCGTCAACGCCCCGGAGCCTGTGATGACGAACCGGTCGCACTGGCCGTGAAGCACCTCACCGAGGCTCTGTGCGGCCGAACGGATATGGGCCTGGTGGCGATGGCCGAGGCCGTCGAGGTCCTGCTCGACGTGGTCGAGCCTCGCGGCTCACTCGACCACCCCTGACCCCCGGCGGCCCGGCGGGAGAAGAGGACAGTTCCGCCCGGCCACCGGCACCACTCGAATCAACGAGAGGAGCACATCATGAGCACCAAAACCGTGGAACAGGTCGAACTCGGCAGGTTCCTGAAAGTCACCGCCCGGCAGTTCGACGCCGGGCGCACTGCCCCGGAAATGTTCTCTCCGGCCATCGACGCCGAATGGCACCGTCTTCTCAACTCGCCGGACTATCAGGCGTTCTGCACCGAGCACGCTGGGCGCGAGATCGCACACGCCTCGACTATGGGAGCCGGTGAAGTTTCCTGGGTCCGCTCCTACGAGGAGATGTTCGGTCAGCTTCCCGAAATCTGGTTCACCGACCAGCACGGGCACCTGGACCACGAGGGGTTAGCCCACTACCGCGAGACCGGAACCGTGGTGGCCGAATGGAACTGCGCGCCGGCCCCCGGCGACGGTGACGACGTGGCAGTCCCCACGCGCCAGACGGCGGCAGCAACCCAGTGACTGTCCCGCCCACTGATGGAGCGCTCCGGCCCAGTGCCGGGGCGCTCCGCCTCATCGAACCCCGCACCACCACCCCCAGGGTGGACATCGCCGCCTACGTGCGGGCCGTGACTGCCCACTGCCCCTACCTCGCCCCGTCCCTCGATCGCGGCCTGACAGGCTGGACGCTCTACGAGGCCGTCGGCGCCCCCGTGGACGTCGAGGCCGAGGTGTTCCACGCCGCCGTGCAGGCCGCCGAACGGGTCCGGCCGTTGGCGACCGGCACCCATGGTGCGTTCGTGTGCGAGAACGTCGCCGTCCTGGGCGCAGGACGGGAGGTGTTGCAGTGGCCGCACTGGGCCCTGAAACATCTGTACGGGCCGGTGGGGCTGATGATCGGCAAGTTCGCCGCTGGCGAGGAACGCACTGACCACAAAGGCCGCAGTATCCCGCCACCACCGGTCTCGTTCCTCCCGGTGCGGGCCGCTATCAGGCCCCGTGACGCCCGGTTCCTGCAAGGCACGCCGAACCTGGCGGCTGCCGTGACGTCCGCGAGGGACGACGGCCGCGACGTGTTCAGCCAACTCGGGCACGACTGGAAGGACATCAGACTATGGGCGCAGCACCTGCTGCCGAGGCAGTAACAGCTCTGGAGCACCTGTTGGGCCCGGTCACCTGCAACCTGCTCAGTGACCGGCGAGGCTCCCGCGCATGGAAGGCCATCGGCCCCCGAGGCACTGCCGCGTTGAAGGCCAACAACCCCGAGGCCGCCCCCGGACGCGACAAGGCCACGGAGATGGCCCAGGAGGACCGACACCTCCTCGCCCTCACCGACGCGGGCGCCCTCAGTCCCGAGTACCGGGTCGATGCCGGCGCATGGGAGGGCGGCCGGTGGCTGGCGGTCCGCTGGATCGACGGAACGCCCCTGTGGAACGCCCTGGCCCTGGCCCGCGGCCCCGAGGGCGACCGGCCCTCGGTACGCCCGTGGCTCCTGGGCATCGCTCGAACCTGGGCGGAGCAGCTCGAACGGCTGCACGCCGCCGGTTGGGCCCACGCTGACGTGCAGCCCACCAACACCCTCATCACCCCCGACGGCCGCGCCGCCATCTTCGACTTCGCCCTGTCGTGCGGGCCCGAGGTGACGGGGCGGCTTCCGTACCGGGGCGCCCTGATCCACACCACCGCCCCCGAGGTCGCCGACGCCATCCTGAGTACCCCCGAAGACACCCATGTCCAGGTCCAACCTGCGGCCGACATCTGGGGGTTGGGCGCGTCCCTGTTCTGGTGCTGGACTGGACACCGCCCGGTGCCCTACGCCGCCGACGCCCCACTGACGGACAAATTCCGTGCCGTCGCCGACGGGAAGCGTCTCCAGTTCGACGATGCTCGGCCGTGGTCCTTCCCCGTCTTCGAGGAGCTCGTCACCGCGTGCATGGCACCAGCCCCTGACGAGCGGCCTACCGCTGCTGACCTGGTCGCCATCATCGAGGAGACCCAGTGATCACGCTGCGGGACCTGGTCCCCGGCGATGCCATGGCCGTGCAGAGGATCTACAGCGGCGCTTCCCTCACCTTCACCCGTGGCCACCCCTTGACCTCCGGCGAGGCCACCACCTACGTCACCACCGCCATCACTCAGGCCCAAGCAACTCCGCGAGAACGGTGGTGTTTCGGCGTCGTCGCCGGCGATGACCTGGTCGGAGTGATCAAGTTCCGGGACCGTGGCGCTGGCCACGCCACCTTGAGCTACATCCTGCGGGAAGACAGTTGGGGGCGTGGGTACGGCACCGCCGCCGTCCAACGGGTCATCGCGTACGCGTTCACCGCCACCCACCTGGACAGGTTGAGCGCCAAGCATCACCCCGACAACCCCGCCTCCGGTCGCGTGCTAGCCAAGGCCGGATTCTCTCGCACCACGGTCTTCCGGGGACGGGTGGACGGTGCGCCGGTGGCCTACCCGGTCTACGAGATCCACCGCGCCCGGGGCGACTGACGGTTCAACCGCCCAAAGCACGAGACAGCAGCGCCCCGAGCAGGCCGCTTAGGACCGGTCCGCTCGGGGCTCGCCGAACCAGCTTGTAAGGAGCTGAACGACGTATGCGCGATGCTATCGCCCGCGCCCTTGATTGGGTGCTCGCCTTACTTCCGTGGACCCGCCGGCCCGAGCCTGGGCGCCACTCCGCGGCCTTCTTCGCCAGTCACCCCGAGCCGGAGCCTGTAACCGTGAGCCTGTGGCGGGAGCCGTGGCGGGGACCGAGCGCCGCGGTGGTGCGCGAGATCTTCCATGCCCAAGAGGTGCAGTCGCTCACGCCGGAGCAGCGCGAACGGTGGTGGGCCGCAGAACTGTGCGAGATCGGAGTGGACTACGACTTCCCCACGATCAACATCACGGGCGCCCGTCGGGTGGTGACCAGATGAGCGGCGCGGTGTGCTGCCGGTGTGGGCGGCCGACGCTGGCCCCGGTCGCGGTGCGGTACGTCGAGCGGGCGAGCGGCCCGGGGGTGACGGTGTACGCCTGCCCCGACTGCGCGCCTCGCCTGACGCTCGGCCCGTCGTCGGCAGGGTTGACCCCGCCGCCGCGCGGCTGACGCGCTGCCGACCCTGCCCCGCCCGGGAGCCCTGGGCGGGGCTTTGTCGTGCCTGGCAGCGGCGGCGGGCGCCTATTCGGCAGGGAGCGGGGCGGCGGCGTGCTGGTCGGCGAGGCGGGCCGCGATGGCGGACCGTAGGCCGTCGCCAGGTGCGGCGGTGCCGTCAACTTCGCGGCGCAGTCCGGCGAGGGTTTCGCGTAGGCCCGGTTCGAGGGCGTCCAGGTCGAGGCGGGCGCGGAGCGCGGCACCCTGCGGCTTGGGCAGGTGGTCGGCGAGGGCGCGTTCGACGGCGTGCACGGCGCGGGTGGGGTCCGGCTCGGTGAAGTCGGCGCCGGCCATGCCCTGTGGCTTGGTGCGCTGGGCGGCGAGGTAGGTGGGCAGTTCGGCGCGGAGCGCGTGCAGGGTGTCGAGGTCGGCGCCCTTGATGACCTCGGGCAGGGTGCGGCCGGTGTCGAGCAGGGCGCGGGCGCGGTCCCATGCGCGGGCCTGCCGGGTCTCGGCGAGGAGCTGCTCGGCCGCGCCGGCCGCCGCGGTGGTGGCCTTGTTGGCGACTGTGCGCACCAGGGTCGCGGCGGCGTCGGTTTCGCGCTGGATGCGGTCGAGGTCGGCGGCGGCCTGCTTGCGGGCGGCGCGCTCCATGTCGGCGCGGCGGCGCTGGTTGGCTTCGTCGGTCAGGTCGGGGTCGCGGAAGGCGCGGGCCTTGCCGAGTGCGGCGTCGAGGCGGCGGCGCAGTTCGAAAAGGTCGGTCTTGCGAGTCTGCTTGAGTCGGTGGGTGGCGGTGTTGGCGTCGATGTAGTCGGGGCCGGTGAGCGTGGGCACAGGGGTCAACTCCTAGAAGATCATGGGTTGTTCAGTACGGGCGGATGTGGAGCGGGCGGCCGTTGGTGTCGAGCTGTGGTGTGCGGGCGGGGGTGAGGCCGTGCCGTTCGGCGTAGCGGCGCATGGCCTCGACTTCGGCGAGGTGGCCGGCGGGCGGGCCGTCGGGCGTGGCCTCCTCGACGATGGCCTCGCCGGTGGCGTGGGCCTGGTCGCGGATGTGGTCGAGCCATCGGGCGTTGTCGGTGTAGAGGGTGCCGTCGACCCACCACGGGGCGGTGTGCACCATGCCGCGCTCGCCCAGCACGGGGTGTGTGCTGAGTGGGCCGGAGCGGGGGTCGGGTGCGGTGATCTTCCTCCAGGGGGTGCGGCGGTCGTCGGGGGTGTGGTCGTCCCACTGGGAGCGGTGGACGGTGGTGGTCATGGGCGGGTGCCTCCTCGGTGGCGGGGCGGTGTCATGCGGGGGTGCGCTCGGTCTTGCGCTGGTGTTCCTGCTTGGCGGCCTTGGTGGCGGCGCGTTCGGCCTTGCGGCGGGCGGCCTCGGCGTGCAGCTTGGCGAACTGGGCCAACTTCCTTGCTTCGGCGAGTCGTTGTGCGGATGCGTGCTCGTTGCCGTCGCGGATGCGCCCTTCGAGGGCGGCGAGCAACTGCTCGGCCTCGGCCGCTGCCAGCTCGGCCCGTTCGATGATCTCGGCGTCGGTCGGGGTGGTGGGTGCGATGGTGGTCATGCTGCGTGGTCTCCCTTGTGGTGTCTGTAGTGGTCGAGGGCGTCGGTGTCGATGGCCCATACGCGCTCCCCGACACGTTCGGCGGGCAGGTGGCCGGCGGCGATCAGGGCGCGGACGTAGCGGGGCGTGCAGCCCATGAGGGCGGCGGCCTCGGCTACGCACACCGTGCCTGATGGGCCGGGCGCGGTTCCGGTAGCGGTGGTGGGTTCGAACGGCGCGGTATCGGAATCGGACGCGTCGGCGCGCTGTGCGGCCGTGTGCAGCGCGTACAGCACGCGTCGGACCTCGGGGGGGGGCACTTCGCCCCCGTCGGCGCGCACACGGGCCGTCAGGTCGCGTACGAGGGCGCGCAGCACTTCACCCGCGACCGTGGGCGGGACGATGACCGACCCGTCGGCGCGCATCATCCGTTCAGCGTCCGTGCGGCTCACCGTCGGCTCCCTCGACGACGTTCCGGGCGAGGTCGACGGCGAGGTGGCCAAGCATGGACGTTTCCGAGTCGTCTGCGACCCGGGCAAGCAAATGCAACTCCCGTGAAATAGCCGGACGGTGATTGGTATCGGTCTCGGGGGCGGTGTAGTGGATGGCGTCGTGTATCGCGTCGAGGACGGCGCCTATGGGCAGGGTGGCGGTGCTTCCGTCGGTGAGGGTGAAGTGCCACCGGTCGGCCCGGTTGGCGGCCTCCAGGCGGGCGAGGCGGTCGGCGAGGGGGTTGCGGCGGCGCGTCATCAACGTTCGTTCCCTTCCGCGGTTTCGAGGGCGGCGAGGCGCTGTTCGAGGTCGAGGGATTCGCGCAGCGACAGGCAGGCGTCGAGGAGGGTTCGGGCGGCCTGGACGCGGGCTTGTCCGCGCTCGTTGTCGAGGGCGTCGACCAGGGCGTCAACGGCTTTCGTTGAGGCGGCGGCAAGGCGGCCGACGGCCAGGTGGAGCAGCTCGGTTCGGGTGCCGTCGACTTCTTGCCGGAACTCGGGGTCGTCAAGCCATCGCAGGATGGTGCGGCCGGAGACGCCGGCGGCTTTGGCGGCCTGCCCGTTGGTGCGTCCTTGGGCGAGGGCGAGAACGGCGGCGGGTCGGTTCCTACTGGTCACGGGTCAGGGCTCCAATCAGGGTCCCGCGCACGGAGGCTGGTGCGACCGGTCGCGGGGCGGGGTGGATACGGCCTCGCGCACGCGCGCGAGACGCCGAACGACGCGGACGGACATTCGGCGGGGGCGTTCACGGCGTAGGGGCGTCCGGACCGGCGAGGGGCACGGTCGTGCCGCTGTGGGCCTGCTTGCGGTTGATCTGGGCGGGTGTCACTGGGTTCGTGGTGGCCCGGTCGGGGGAACGTATGCCGAGCAGTGGTCACTGAGCGTGAGGGAAGTGTGATGGCTACAGGAACCGTGAAGTGGTTCAACGCGGACAAGGGATTCGGCTTCATCAGCCAGGACGACGGCGGGCCGGACGTCTTCGTGCACTTCTCCGCGATTCAGTCGCACGGGTTCAAGTCCCTCATGGACAACGACAGGGTCGAATACGACCTCGTGCAGGGAGCGAAGGGGCCGCAGGCCGAGAACGTCGTGGTCCTGGAGCAGTAGGCGACGCTGCCACCGGCATGGGGCCGGGTGCGGCCTGCCCACGGGTTTCTCCCAGATGCATGGGGGTGGGGTGTAGGGCTATGCAGGGTTTTCCGAAACTCCCCACGCGCAGGGGGAATGGGGAGAATCGGGAAACCGTGCACAGCCCTACACTCGGCCCGGTTTATGGGGTGTCGTCGTCGCTTCCGGTGAGCATCAGGCCGAGGTAGAACAGGCCGGCGCTGCGGCGGGTTTTGGTGTATCCGCGTTTGGCCATGGATTCGGCGAACAGGGCCTCGCTGCCCGGTTGTTCGCCGTTGTCGTGGCACCAGCGTGACCAGGCGGTGAACAGGTCACGGGCTTTGACGACGGCGTGCGGGTTGGCGAGGGCGTGTTCGTCGAGGAAGCGGGCGAGTGCGTCGCTGGCGGCCTGGTAGGCGGCGGTCCGCACGCGTACAGCCTCGGGAGGGTTCATGCCCTGGGCCTGGTAGTCGCGCCATCCGTCGTAGACCCAAGCGAGGATGGCGGGGGCCGCGCGCTTGAGCCGGTCGGGTAGGGCGGGGTCGCGTTCGGTCTCGGGGATGGTCACGTCGAATGGCACGACCAGGATGTGGCGCCAGACAGCGGGGTCGTCGCCGGAGACGGCGGGCAGGAAGTTGGTCAGCATGACCAGCGTGTGTGACGGGTCGAACGTGATCGGGTTCTTGTGCATGAGGTTCGCCTCGATCGGGTCCCCGCCGACCAGGCGTTTCATGGTGGCTTCAGCGAAGCGTCGGCCCTTTTCGGTCTCGGAGCAGAATGCGAGGCGGGCGCCGCGTAGGCGCATCTTGAAGGCGCCGTGTCGCTCGTGTTTGGACTCCATGAGGATGGCCGGGTCGACCTCGATCGCGTAGTCGCCGAAGGCGGACATGAGGGCGTCGCGGAGGGTGCCTTTGCCGTTGGCGCCGGTGCCGGTGAAGATCGGCATCACGTGTTCGCGGACCTCGCCCAACATGGCGTAGCCGAACAGGCGTTGTACGAAGTGGCGTACCTCCTCGTCGGGGAGGATGCGGGCGAGGAATGCGGTCCACTCGGTGTCGGCGGCCTGGGCGAGGTGTCCGCCGGCGACTTTCGTGATCAGGTCGGCGCGGTCGTTGGGCTGCACGTGGCCGGTGCGCAGGTTCACGGTGCCGGTGGGGGTGTTGAACAGGTGTGGGTCGGCGTCCAGGGCTTTGGACGGGGTGGAGATCGGCGGCAGTGCGGACGCGATGCGCAGCATGCCCTCGATGCCGGCGGCGGACTCCGAGCGTCGTACGTCCTTGTAGAGGGCGTCGCGGTCCTGGCCGGTGAGGCGGGTGAGGTCGGCAAGGGCGGTTTTGACGGTGGTGACGGCGGCCTCGATGTCGGCGCGCTGTTCGTCAGCGGACCAGCGTGCCCCGTCCCAGCGGAACCAGCCCACCCCGTGCACGTGGCGTAGGTGGTCGGCGTGCTCGGCGAGGAACCGCTCGGCCATGCGCAGGTGCCCGCGATGCCGCTCCGGGCCGGGCAGCGGGGCGTACGGCGCGGCGGGCGGGGGAGCGTCGGCGGGCGGCGGGGTGATCAGCATCCGTATCGCCGGGTCGAGCGGCGGGGCGGCGGCGTGGTGCTCGGGGGACAACGGGCCTTCTCCTGGCGGTGGTTGTGGGGGAGGTCGAGTTGTTCGCCGCGCGGGCCCACATGGCGCCACCAGCCGGGGCGACCGGGGATGGCGACGGGCGGCCAGCCGGGGGTAGCGGCGACCGGGCGGGCGAGGGTGCGCACGGTGCGGCGGGCGGCGAGTTCGTCGTGCGTCGGCCGGCGGGCCAGCCCGCCCGCGAGGGTGCGCGCGTGGTCGTTGGCGCCGGCGGTGACGTACGCGAACCACCGCTCGGGATCATGGGTCAGCAGGTCGTCGAGCCACGCCTCGCGCGCGGTGTGGCGGCGCCACTGCTCGGCGGCGGTGAGGATCGCAACCGATCGACGCGGGTCGCTCGCACGCAACGCGCACCACGCCGGACTGCCGTACTCGGGAGCATCCCGGACGTTGAGCGTGGTCACCTGCGCCGATGCCCACAGCGCTACCGGGTCGTGCGCGGTCGTCTCGGGCGGCGCCGGGGTGAGACGGGCGCTGGGTGGCGCGGCCGTGCGGTGCGCGGTGCGTGTGGCGGTCATGGGGCGGCCTGCTGGGTGTCGAACCGGGCGGCGAGGTCAGCCTCGCTCCACCCCCGCCCCCGACACCGCGCCACCTCGGCGGCGAGCTGGGCGGGCGTGAGGCTGTAGGTGCTCGGGCCGGACGGCGCGGCCGGGCAGCGCAGCGGGTCACGGTGCCGGCAGGCGAGCGGGGGCAGGCGGTCGCCCGCGCGGCGCCGCGCCCGCAGTGCCGAGGCTATGCCGGGGACGGTCATGCTGCCGCGCTTCCCGGCTGGGGGCCGTGTTTTCTGGGCTTGCCGGTATCGGAACGGGGAGGGGCTGGGCGGGCACGGAAGACCAGGCGCAGCCGCTCACGCTGCCGCACACTCAGTGGCGGCGCCGCGTCTACCAACGTCCGTATTCGGTCGGCGTAGTCGTCGGCGGGGCCGTTGGTCGGCGAGGTGTCGCTCATGGGGGTGCCTCCAAGAGGTTCGAGCACGCGAAACGGCCACGAACCGCGGTGGTTCGTGGCCGTTCGGTGCGTGGGTGCGGGTGGGGTCTACAGGTCGTGTTTCCAGGTGATCTCGACGCGCTTGGTGGGCGGCAGACGGCGCGCCGGAATCAAAGCGATGAGCTTGTCGGCCTCGGATTCTGCTTCGAGCAGGCAGCACAAGAGGCGTACCTCGTCGGCGGTAGGCGTCTGCTTGCCGACCTCGGCGTTTTCCACCTTGTGGCGCGGCCAGCGCGCCAACTCGGCGAGCCTGCGCGCTGTCATGCCCAACAAGCCGTAGTCCTTGCGGAGTTGGCGTATGCGGCTGCCGAGTTCGCGGCGCATCTGCCGGGCGGTTTCCGGGTCCTGCGTGCTGGATGGCATCAAGGTGACGTCCATCAAGGCTTTGATCACTTCGCGCTGTCGTGCGATGGGCAGGGTCGGCCAGACCTCGGCGATATCGGCCCGGATGAGCCCGCGCAGTACGGGTGCGGTGCTGAGCGACCGCGCGCGTTCTTCGAGGGCTTCGACCTCGGGCAAGAGCTTGGCCTCGATGCGCGCGGCCATGGCCACGGTCATTTCGCCCGCGGCCACCTTGTCCGCGGTCTCGTCGAGGGTGGCGCGCTTCTCGGCAGCCTCGGCGAGCAGCGCGGCGGCCTCCTCGGCCTTCTCGGAGTCATCGGCGAGCAGTTCGGCGGCGTCCGGACGCGACAGACGCGCGATCACAAGATCGCTGATGTACCGGTCGAGGGCGGTCTTTTCCATGGACACGCAGAACCCGCCCTCGACGGCGGTGCCCCGGCAGCCATACCGGGTGGGCCGCTTGTCGCCCTGACCGACTGTCTGCGCCCGATAGGAAGCAGCGAGCTTGCCGCCGCACACCCCACAGGTCCCGAGCCCGGTCATCATGTGCTTGACGCCACCGGGACGGGTGGTCGTCCGCGCGGGGTCGCCGAGCCGCTGCACGCAGGCGTAAAACGCCTGTACCTCCTTGGCGGTCTTCAAGATTGCAGGCCATTCGGCCTTCCCGATCACCGCGCCGTGACGCACCCGCTTACCGAGGTACCCGGGGTTTGTGACCATCGCCCGCAGCGTGTAGGGCCACCAGTGTTTACCGGTGTTCGTGCGCAGCCCGCGCTGGTTGAACTCCCGGCACAACGCGGTCAGGGTTTCGCCCCCGGCGACCCGGCGGACCGCCTCGCGCACGACGGCGGCCTGATCCTCCCGCATCACCGACTTCACGAACTCGCCGGTACGCGGGTCGTACTCGCGCGCGTACCCGTAGAGCATCCGCCCATTGGGTCGCCCCTTGGCGGCGCTCGCCTTCTTCCCCCGCAGCACACGGTCACGGGTAATGCCTGATTCCCGCTCGTCGAGCAGCGCATCAAGGCCGGTGGTGAATCGGTCGTCCGTACGTGACAGGTCGTACAAGCGGCCCTTGTAACACCACTGCACGCCGTTGCCCTCGGCGATTTCACGCAGCCTGAGATACGCCTCTAGGTCACGCTGCGCCCGCGACGACTCCCACGTCATGAGGACGTCGGCCTTACCGGCGCGTAGGAACTCGACCAGCCGTGCGTAGTCCTTGCGTTCCTTGGTCGCGTACAGCGAGGCGCTGCGGTCGTTGTCCTCGAAAACCTCGACCAGGTGCCAACCGCGGTGCGCGCACTCGCGCTTGCACTCGGCGACCTGATCGGCGACGGACTTGCCGCGGTTGTGCGGGTCGCTCGATACCCGGGCGTAGATCACCGCGCGCAGCACCTTGCGGCCCGTTACGGTCCCGGCGGTCAGTGCGGTCTCCGTCGCGCGCTCAAGCAGTGCGGCGCTGGTCATCGGACACCTCCCGCCTTGCGCGCCCGGATCACCAGTGACGCGAGAGTCGCGACGGTCGGGGAGTCCCAACCGACAAGCCATTCGATGATGCGGCGGTCGTACTCGCCCAACTCGACGCCCGCGAACGCCTCGGCGAGCGCGGCTCGGTACTCGGTCTCTCCGGACAGTGCCGACCACGGGGCCGACTCAATCGGCCCGGCTGGTATCCAGGACCTCGTACCTCGCGCGTTCGTGCGGTCGATAGCCTTAGGCATGGTTCCTCCGCCCTCCCGTTAAGGGTCGGGGAGCAAGGCCCTGACCAGTGGTGACGCACCGGTCGGGGCCGCTCCGTACTTGGGGGTTGCGGAAGAATGTTCGTGGTGGCCAGCAGCCGCGCCCCAGGCACGGACAGACGGGCGAGGAGCTGTGTCCAGAACCCTTCGGGGAGCAGTGTTGCCTCGTCGACGTAGGCCAGGCAGGCAGTCAGGCCGCGCAGGCGGCCCTCGGCGCGGGCGTCGGCCGCGCCGATCAGGTGCACGGTCCGGCCGAGGATGACGGCCGTGGTGGCGCCGCGGGTGTGCCGTACCTGCCGGGCGACGGGCCCGAACAGCGCCTCGTCTTGCAGCGGTTCGAGACAGTTCCGCTCGATGGTCTGGAGTGACCGGCCACAGATCACGATCAGTCCCGATGCGGGCGCTTCGGCCACGGCCAGGATGAACGCCAGTAGCGAGGCCACGGTTTTGCCGGAGCGCACCGCGCCGTGCCACAGGCAGATACGGGCGGTGGCCTGCGCGATGGACTGGAGCTGTTTCCGGGACAGCGGCAGGGAGTCGAGCACAGGCTCACCTCCCGGTGTCGGTCCCCTCGTTCGTCTCGGCCTGGTCGGCGTTGGCGAACGCGGCGCGCAGGCCGCGGGCAAGGTCGGTGAGCATTGACCGGACCTCGCCGGTACCGGTGCCGGCGTCGATCTCGACGAGCCGCGCGGCGCTCGTCAGGTATGAGCTGATGGCTTGGGAGTGGTGGCGCTCATCCTGGGCGGGCGGTTCGTCGGAGACCAGCCGGACGGGCCGGCCGGTGGGCAGCAGCTCAACGCGCACATATTCGGTGGCCTCGACGCGGTCGAGGTTGGCGGAGGCGCGGGCGTACAGGCGGCCGACGAGCTGTCGTCGCTGCTCGGCGAGGTCGAGCTGCCGCGCCGCGGTGGCCGGGGCGACGCGGGCGCCGCCCTCGAACCGCAACCCCTCTTGTGTCGCGATCTTCGACACGGTCGAGGCACTGCGGCTGATTTCGCGGGCGATGGCGTTGCGGGATTTGCCCTGGGCGTGCAGGCTGCGAACCTGTTCGCGCTCGGCGTCGGTAATCGGTTCGCGCACAGTTCACCCCCTGGTGCCCCGGCTGCGGACATAACGACGCCCCGTTGCACGGGGGAAGCAACGGGGCGCCGAGTGGGGATATTTCCGGGCACGCCGGAGATGCCCCCCATTAGATCACGACTCGATAACGGTCGCAACGTGGATGCCGAGGGCCTGCTCGACAGCTCGCCCCCGCGGGTGGGCTTGAGGCCGACGGCGGCGCCGAGTGCCTCGGCCGTCGGTCGGCGACCGGTCGCCTTCCACGGGTGCCGGTACGCGGCGATGGCTTCGGCCGGCGCGGTGCGGGTGGTCGATGCCGGGGCGTCGGTCGAGGCGTCGTCGAGTAGGGCCGGCTTCGGGAGCGGGCACGCGGTGAACATGGTGGCGAGGGGAAGTGCCGGCGGGTCGGCGGAGATGGTCGCGGCCTCGATGGCGCGGTCGGCCGCGTCGGCGACGGTGTCACGGGCGGCTCGGGCTATGGCGGCGGTGTCGGTGACGGTGGTGAGGGGCACCGCGCCGATGATGAGCGCAACGCACGGAGCCACAAAAACGCTCTAATAAGCCATGTGAGTTTTTAGCCTCCCTGCCGCTCAGTCTGCGGAGGGGAAGGGGGTACCCGCCTGGTCAGTACGGCGGGCGCTCGGCAGCCTCACGGTGTGAACGAGCTTCAGCGGCGAATCCGCCTGGTTGCTGCCGTGCCGTCTCTCGGTTGTGGCACGCAACGCACAACGGACGAAGATGCTTCGCAGCGTCCGGATTCGCTTCGTCCCGGGCGATCAACTCACCGCGATTCAAGGGGAAATGGTCTGCAACCTTCGCCGCAGCGCCGCACAGCACACACCACGGGTTGACGTACAGGTACGCCCTACGGATGCGCTGCCACCAAGTCGTATAGACAGCGCCCCCACGCGATGCACGCTGCTTGCTCGCCTGGCGCTCGTGCCGCTCACAGTGCCCGCCGGCCCTGGTCAGCTCAGGGCACCCGGGGGCAGAGCACGGGGGCGGGGTCTACGCGGCATGGGGGGCACCTCCGAACAAGGGGTCGGGGAATCGATTCTGCTCAACCTCGTCCGGGTGATGAGCGCATGTTCATATGTGGGCTTGGGCACGACTTGGGCGACTCGCCCGGCCTGAAGGGGAGTCAGTAGGCGTCACGCAAGCTGATCTGGAAAATGAGGCATTCCGTGGGCATCAAGAAATCCGCTTACACGCGCTTCGCACTATCGGTCGTCGCAACCGTGACGCTCGCCACGCTCGCAACCGCGCCCGCCCATGCAGACGACACGATCACCGTCCAGGATGTAATCCAGTGGGATGGCCAAGACTTCGACTTCCAGGGCTACGCCACCTGTGACGGGTACGGATACGCCACGATCAATGGGACATTGTCCCAGGGGGAGGTAACCGGAACTCCAGGAACCCCAGTTCCCGTAGGCGGTCAACCTACCAACGTGGTGCATTGCGACGGGAGGAGCCACTTCTGGAAGATGTACGTCAAGCCTTGGAAAGGTGAATTTCATGAAGGCGACGCCAAGGCAACGGCGACCATGACCCACAACAACGGCATGTTCCTCACCAAGGTGAATAAGACCGTCCGGATTGAAGATGCGAGCCAGTGCACCGACATGTGCTGACCGCGCAGAACACCCGGCGTCCCCAATGACGGAGGCTCCTAACGTTCAATGGCCCCGAACTCCGTCCCGGTCTTCAACGCGTGACGCCCCCGGCACAACACCTGAACGTTCCCGTCCGTGTCAGTCCCTCGCAACGCGAGGGGCCGCACGTGATCCACGCCTGTAGTCGTAGCCAGCCGGCGGATCAGTACCAGCCGTTACAGCCTTCAGCCAAGTAGGTCGTTCCAGTCCATGACCAGCCGAACTCGGCCACAGCGCACAGTACGCATCAAGAGGGGTGGAAAGGCCAGGAGTTCACGTGCCACAGTGCACCGTCCACTGACCCCAGGACACGTTGAAAGCGAGGCACCATGAACACCGACGAAGGAACCGTTGCCAGCGGCTGCCAGTGCGGCCCAGGCTGTAACTGCGGCTGCCAGGACGGCGGACCCTGTAACTGCGGAGGCGGGCCGAGCTAGCTGTCTAAAGCGTGAGCCCCCGAACAACTCGTCTGGGGCTCATTCATGCCCGACGAGCCGCCGCGTCAGCGGCCCCGAACTCCGTCCTGGTCTTCAACGCGTGACGCCCCCGGCACAACACCTGAACGTTCCCGTCCGTGTCAGTCCCTCGCAACGCGAGGGGCCGCACGTGATCCACGTCTACAGTGTCCGCCGGCCCGCGTCAGCCGGGGCACCCGGGGACAGAGTAGGGCGGGCGGGGTCTTCGAGGCATGGGGGTATCTCCTCGCATGGGTGGGTAGCTTGCCCCATCGTGATGTGCAGGACACCCTGTATGGCACTTCGGGTCATGCGGCCCGGGGAGAGGCAGTCCCCTCGCCCCCGGCCTGCTCGGCGGCGAGCAGCAACGGCAGGCAGGCCGGCCACTCCCACACACGCCGGCCGCGGGCGTCCCGGTCGGCGTCGGCACCGCACGCCTCGCCCGTCTGGCAGGTCACGGTCGGCGGGTCCTCCGGCGCGGCACGCACAACCAGGACGCCCCCGCACGACGGGCACGGGATCGGCAAACCGCGGGCGCCGGTGATCGCATCCGGGGTGAGGATGCGCGCGAGGCGCTGCTCGCACGCTCGGACAACCCGGGCCGCCTCGTGCAGCAGATGCTCGGGGAGCGGGGCGAACGGGGCCGAGACAAGCCGGCCGGTGTCGTCGTACTCGGGGTCGGTGTCCTCGTCGAGCACGCGCCCCTCGACGTAGAGAGCGGCCCAGTGCAGGCCATGCGCGCGGGAGCCTGCGGCCGTGCGGGCGTCGGGTGCGCCTGGGTTCGGGAACGTCCACCGACGAGGATCATCCGGCGTGGTGCGCTGCACGGCGGCGGCGAGGGTGTCGGCGAGGTCGAACACGGACCGCTCAGCGAACAGGGCGGCGTCGAGGGCGTCGAGGTTCGCCGGCGCGGGATGGGGCCGGAGTGCGAGGGGCGCGCGGTCCTCGACAAGCAGGGCGCCCTCGTCGGCGGTGCCGGTGTTCAGGAACGAACGGGTCTCGGCCGGGGGCCAAGTGCGCGGCGACGGCGGCGTCTCGATGGCGGCGAGCAGCGCGCCCCACTGTCCTCGGATGGCGTCCAGGCGGGCGGCGGTGCGGTAGGCGACGGGGTGCTGCATAGGTGGTGCCTCCTCGGCGGGCGCAGGGCGGGGAACGGTGGGCGGGCTATGTGGCATGCGGGGCGTTGGCCTCGGGCCTGTTGGCGGCGCGGTACTGGTTGAGCTGCTCGGCGAGGCTGGCCGCGTGCTGCTCGGTCTCGACGATGGCGGCCTCGGCCGCGGCGACGCGCTGCTGCGCCCGTCGCACGGCGGCCTGTTCCCCGCCGGCCTCACGTCGGTACCGGTCGGTCGCGGTGCGCTCGGCTTCGATCAGGGCCCGCAGGTGCGCGGCCTCGGCCGGGGCGTGGCGGCCGTAGCGGGCGAGCAACACGTCGATCTGTGCGCGGCGTTCGTCGGGGGCGGTCATCGGCGCACCGTCGAAAGGCGCGGCGTCTCGTACGACGCGATCAGGTCCCCGTCGGTAACGCGTACCTCGGCGTCGTCGGCCGGCCGGTCAACGCGGTGCAGCTCGTCGCGCACGATCTCAACGAGGTGGGCGACGTCGAGCAGGGGAGCGGGCAAGGGTAGGGCGTGTTCGGTCCGGGTCACGTGGACCGTGCGGCGGGTCGGGACGATCACGGGGCGGACCTCCGAGGTGTCGAGGGGAGAGTCGGGCGAGGCGGGCCGAGCCGTCCCCCGCGCGCACGGGGGCGGGTTCGACCGGTCGCGGCGGAGGCGCTTGCCGTTGCCACTCGAATGGGCTGCGTGTGGCTGCTGGACGGCTGTATGGGTGCGTTCCTGGGAGGGAGAAACCCCTACAAGCAGGAGGCGTTGTGGCCGGCAAGTTCGAGATGTACGAGGACAAGGCGGGGAAGTACCGGTACCGGCTCAAGGCCGGCAACGGCGAGATCATTGCGGTCGGTGAGGCTTATAACTCAAAGGCCGCATGCGAGAAGGGCATCGAGTCGGTCAAGCGCAATGCGCCAACGGCGGAGGTGCGCGAGATTCGCGAGTCTCGCCGTCCTCACAACGCTTAGAACGGCGGTTCTGCGGCGTATTGCGGTGCTGGGGTCTGGGTGGTCCAGGGGTCTGCGGCGGTCCGCTGCGGCTGCTGAGGGGCCTTGTGGTGGCCTGCCTTGGTGACGGTGGCGGTCGCGCGCAGCAGGGACGGGCCGACTTCGTCGACGTCCAGCTCGAACACGGTTCGTTTGATGCCTTCGCGGTCGTCGTAGGTGCGCTGCTTGAGTCGGCCGGTGACGATGACGCGCATGCCGCGGGTGAGGGATTCGGCGGCGTTTTCGGCGGCCTGGCGCCACACGGAGCAGGTCAGAAACAGGCTTTCGCCGTCGCGCCATTCGTTGGTCTGGCGGTCGAAGGTGCGGGGGGTGCTGGCTACGCGGAATTTGGCGACGGCGGCGCCGGCGGTGGTGAACCGCAGCTCGGGGTCGTCGACGAGGTTCCCGACGAGGTTGATCGTGGTCTCTCCGGCCATGGAAGTGCCTCTCTCGTGAACGGTAACTATCGATCGCGAATGAATGATAACGCGTGGGGGCGCCCCTTGACGTGCAGTTTTGGGCGCCCCTGGCGGGCTACGCGGCCCGAGTGGTGGTGATGGTGAGGCCGTGCTCGGCGAGGGCGTCGACTAGGCGTTCGGCGGCCTCGATGGCGGCCGGGGCGACGGGGTGCTCGCGTCCGGCGTATGCGTCCGGGTGCAGGTCGTGCAGCTCCCCGGCCAGCAGGGCAACAACGGCGCGGGCGGTCATCGGATGCCCCGGCCGGCAACGACGTGTGCGGCGGCAAGTCGGCCCGAGGCGCGCCGGGGAACGGGCGGGGCCTGCATGAGCCGGGCGTGCCGGTCGTGCTCGGCCTGGTGGTGCTCGGCGAGCAGGTTGTCGACGAACCGGGCAGTACGGGCGGCGAGTTCGGCCTCGACACCGGCCCGGCGGGCTGCGGCTTCCTTCTCGGCGGCCTGGTGCTGCTGCTCGGCAAGCATGGCCGGACCGTCGAGGGTGGTGTCGGGCAGCCACCGCGCGCCGCGGGCTTTCTCGATCACGACGACGGCTCCCTCACCTGCCCACGTCCGGGCCTTGGAGTAGAGACGCTTGCGGTCGGACGTCTGGAACTGCACCCGGGGTGCCGGGGTGGGCCACGTGGCCGTAAGGCGGTAGTTCTTGCGGCTCATGCTGCAACTCCCTGGGGATTGGCGGCGAGTTCGGCTCTGCTGTCGTGCGGGGTGGTCTTGGTGCGCCGGCCTTTGCCGTTGGGGCGCCAGCCGCCGCGGCACGGCTGCTCCTCCTCGGCGTGGCACCACGGGCACGGCACCGACAGGGGATCAGGCTGGCCGGCGGCGACGGTGGCCTCGCGGCGAGCCTTGGTGGGCCGGTAGGCGGCGAGTTGCTGCCGGACGGCCGGCGGGATGGGGCTGCCGATGGCGGCGAGGCGGGCCTCGATGGCGGGGTGCGGCCCGCCGGTGAGCTGGGGGTGCTCGACGGGCGCGACCTGGCCGGTGGCGACGGCCGTGCGCGAGGTGCGCAGCTCGGCGAGGTAGGCGTCGACGTGGTCCGGGTCGACCGCCGGCGCCGGGTCGGTGTGGCGGTTCATCAACTCGGCGCGGTGCGGTGCAAAGGCGGCGAGTAGGTCGTGCGGCTCGATCGGCCGGAACTGCGCCGAGCGGTCGCCGTTGCGCTGTTCGTAGTAGCGGCGCACAGCGCGGCCGGCGTCCCAACCAGCGGCCTCGGACTCCGCGGGGATGCCGTCGAGGGCCTGCGTCCACGTGCGGATGGTGGCCGCGGACTGCTCGGGGCTGGCCATGACGCGACGTACGCGGCTGTCGAGGGTGGCGGCGAAGTTCAACAGGGCGGCGACGTGGGCGTGCTGCATTAGGTGAAACCTTCCTTCTCCAACAGGGCTAGCCCTGCTGCCAAGTTGTCTGTGTGGCTGGTGGGGGCGGCCGGCGCGGGCCGTAGCGGGACGACGTTGGAGCCGTGCGGCGCGGCGGCGGGGGCGTGGTCGAGGTCGGACCAGACACGCAGCCAGTAGCGGGCCGGTTTGGGACCGTCGCCGGGGTGAGTGCGGCGGGCGGCGAGGTCAACCAGGGCGGCGGCGCCGTGCGCCTGAACCAGGCGCCATACGTCTCGCTGCTCGCCAAGTCCGAGCGTCCACCTGACCTCGACTCCGGCGGCGTCGAGGGCGTCGGCGAGGGGGCGCAGTTGCTCGACTACCGGAGACGCACCCGCGCGCGGCTGCTGCTGTTCTTCTTGGTGATTGCGTTCATATGCGTTCTGGGGTCCGGATTCCGGACCGGTGGGGGTCCGGTTTTCGTACCCCTGGGGTCCGGAATCTGTACCCCCGGGGGTCCGGTTCTCGGACCGGTCCGGATTCCGTACCGGTCCGGATTTCGGACCCCCATAAGGGGCCGAATCGGACTCGGCGCGGCGGTGCCCGACGGCGAGCGGAAGCCGGTACACGGTCTCTCGACGCGGCCCCGTTGCGCCCTCGACGACTTCCAACTCGCCAGACTTGAGCAGCTTGTCGACGGCGGTCACGACGGACGAGCGGGCCGCGTTCGTCCGCTGCACGAGCATGGTCGTGCCCGCGTACGCGGTGCAGTCAGGGCCGGGACACTTGTCCGCGATGGCGAGCAGCACCATGCGCGCCGTTCCCTTGGCGGCGGACCGGGTCCACACCCAGTCCATGGCGTCGAGGCTCAACGCGCCTTCCTTACATGCGGCTTGATGGGACTTTCAGGGCGGCAGGGGAGTGCAGGGGGCAGCGATGGCCGATGACGTACCGGCGGGCGCCTGGGGCACCGCAGTAGCGGCGCTCCGAGCCGTCCCAGTGGCCGCACTTCACGCGGCCTCATCTGCTGTGCCGGGGGCGAGCATGGGCAGCACCAGGGGCGCCAACACGCCCGTACGCCACGCCTCGCCGACGAGGCCCTTGCCACCCTTGGCGAACCGCACGGAGTGCGAGCGGCGCCTCGTGGGCCGGATCTCCACCCCGGGCACCTCATGCACCTCGCCCGAGGCCGGGTCGACGATCTGCGGCACGCCGGCTGCGGTCATCTCGCCGAGCAGCCGCTCGACGAACGCGGCCCGCATCTCTTTGACGATCCGCGTTACGCGCTCGGCCGGGAACGCCGTTCGGGCCCAGGCCGTGAACGCCTGCTCGTCGACGATCTGCGCGGCCGGTTCCCCGCCCGTGAGCGAGATGGTGCCCACCTTCGTACCGTCCGGCAGGCTGGCGGCGAACTGCCGCGCTCCGGTGGCTTCCTGGGCGGCGTCGAGGTGGTGCTGCACCTCCGTGCGCGCCTCCTCGTAAGCGGCCTTCACCTCGTCCAACAGTGCTTTCAGCACGGCCTCACGGGTGGTCGCGGCCTTGATGTCCTCGGCGCTCACCGGTCCCCCTCGACGGCCTCACGCAGGTCGGCGGCCTGGGCTCGCAACTGCTCCGCGGTGGCGAAGACGGCTTGGCACCCGTGCGCCGCCTCGAATGCCTCGTTGGCCTCCTCGACGTCGAGGCCGGCGGCCTGCGCAGCGTCGTACATCTCGGCCCGAGCGGTAGCGGTGTCTGCGGCTATCTGGGCGTCACCGGCTGGCTCAGCCTCGACGACGTCCTCGACCACCTCGGCCGGCGGCTGCTCAGCCACCTTGGCGCCAGGCTTGTTCCGGCTGATCGCGGCGACCTGGGCGAGGTAGTCGGCCGGGGCGCCCGCGGCTTTGGCCTGTCCCCACACCGCGCGCACGGCGTCGGCATCCGGGCAGTCCTGCGCCAGGGCGAGGAAGTCGGGCTGCTCGACGTCCTGCGGAGCCTGCTCGCCGGTGTCCTGCTGGATCTCTCCGGCGAGGTAGACCGGGTTCCCCTCCTGGTCGACCACGGCCCCGAGTTCCTCGGGGGTGTAGTGGATGCCGAACAACGCCTCTTCGCAGGCGTCCCGAGCGACAGCGGATAGCGCGCGGGCCTTGAGCATCGATGCCGGGTACTTCTTCCACACATCCTTGCCGAGCAGCCCGGCCCGGCGCGCGTCCTCGATGGTGAACCGAACCTCGAACGTCCAGTCGGGGTCATCGGTGCGGATGACCTGAGCAACGGCGGCCGTCGCGTCGCCCTTGATACGCAACCGGTGCCCGGCGCGCCGGACAAGGGCGGAGATCAGGGCCGATGACGCGCTCGGCTTGCCCTCGATTACGTGCACGCCGGTGATGGCGACCATGGGGTGCAGGCCGAGACTCTCGGCGTACTCGACCGCATAGAGCAGGTTGGCCGGTTGCCCGCGGAACTGGCGGGGGAGCAGACCGGACGCGGCGAACGCGCGGCAGTAGTCGAGCTTGGTCTCGACCGACATGCGGGGCATGGAGGGGGCGGCGAGGTGCTGCTGCTGAGCCTGGTGGTCGGCGAGGGTGACGACGGTCATCGCTGATTCCTTCGAGTGTGGGGCGAGGGTGAGGTCGAGGCCGGCGGCGTCAGGCCGCGGCAGGCAGGTCTGCCGCGCGGGTGGGATCCGCGGCGGCCTGGCGGCGCAGGCGGCGCAAGATGAGTTCGATCTCGTCGGCGGTGTGGGCGCTGCCGACGGCGGCGGCCTCGGCCGCAGCGCGTATGGGCATGGAGTCACGGCGGGCGCGGGCCCGATCCAGCACGGCGCGGGCGGCGGCAAACGCCTCTTCCTTGGAGGTGATCACGGCGCCTCCCCGGTGAAGATCGTGGCCGCGGTGACGCCATAGGCCCGCTCGATGGCGGCGAGCCCCTCCGGGCCGGGCGCGTGGCGCCCGGTCACCCACCGGTATGCGGAGACGTAGGGGACGCCGAGGCGGCGCGCGATGTCGGCGGTGGTGTGGTCGCCGTGCGTCTGGGCGGCGGCGATCAGATGGGCAGGGGTGTAGGCCACGTCCGTACGACCTCTCGTGAGTACGACGTATCAATCACGAGTGGAACGTACCAGGTATCAATCATGGGTGGAAGTTAGATTGATCAAGGCCCGTTGTCAGTGGTGGGGGGTAGCGTCGAATGGGCAGGTAAATCACGCAACGTGCACTTATCCGCTTGTATCTAACGCAGCGATCATGTGTGCGATCAGTCGCCAGGGGTGTTCGTCACCCTGGGTGCGTCAAAAGGGGGTCAAAGCCATGCCTAAAAATCGCCGCCAGTGCGTTAGCGATCGCCCGTGCGCGGTACATTGCAAGCATGAAACCCCAGGCCCGTCTCCCACAGCCCGGTGGAGCGCTCACCGTTGGTCGGTGGCTCCATGACGAATTGCAGCGTCGCGGATACAACCTCTCGCAGAGGGGAGGCGGCCGGCGAGCCTTTGCCGACGAATCAGGCATCCCGCAAGCGACCGTCTCACGCTTGTTGCGGGACGACGGCGGAGCTGACCCTGCCACTCTCGGCAAGGTCGCTCAGGCGCTCAACGTCCCGCTAACCCCGCTCCTGGTACTGGCCGGCATCATCCCCGAGGCCGAAGTCGAACGGCCCACGTCGATCAGTACCGACGAAGCGCTCGCGGCGCTCGGCATCACCAGGCCGGCACACAAAGCCGCGGTCATGTCCAT